TCACTTTGTATGAAAGTAAACATATTGGTTAAACTTATGTTTCTATGTTTGAACAAAGGTCCTACATAAATCTGTTCATTTAATGCACGAATAATAAATCTAGTTTCTGTTGAGGGGAAGAAATCAAATTCATTGCTGTCAAAGCCCACACCAAAACCAGTTCCGTATTTTTCATAGTCCCATAACTTGTCAGAAAACTTAATAGTTCCGTTTTGAACACCTATTCTATTCCAATTTTGGGTTTCATAAATGTAAACTTCGCGGTTGCCTTGACCGTTGCTTGCTACTCCCACTATCAACCCATCGGTTGCGGTTAATGTTAATAAATCGGTGTATGTAGCTACTTCTAAGAACGTTCTAGTATTATCATCGTACCCATCTGCCCACCAATAAATATTTTCCCAATAGTTAGAGGTGTCTGCAAATTGATCTTGTATACTTAAGAAATTAATATTACCAAATTCATTTATTGGATAGGTAGATACTACGCTATTTGCATATTCTAAGTAGTTTTTAAGAGCAGATAATCTGTTGTTAAAGAAACTCTGTCTAGGTCTAACACTTATCCCTGTTCTTAACAATTTAGGAAGAGAATAATCTGGCACGCTAGCACCAGTTTCATCTACCCCTGCAAAACTATCCAATAATCTGTCATATAATCCAGTAGGATCATTATATCCTTTATTAGGATTCGGGAACCCTACTAAAAAGTCTTCCGGATAATTAGTTCTAATTAATTGAAAGTCCAAATGTCCGGTGGCTGCATTCGAATTGTTGCCAAAACCTAAATGTAAGTTAGTACTAGTATTATTGATATATTCATCTACATTATAAAATGCATAGACATTCGATTCAATTGGAGCAAAAAATGCAATTCCTGAATTCTTAGGATCAGTGATGTACTGTTCAATGATAGTATCACTTAGTGTTTTTCCTAAATTAACTGAAATAATATTAGTGTTTCTAACCCAATAATAATATTTTGCTACTAAATTATTATTGCTATCTGTTGTATAAGTTATCGAATATTTTGCAGTGTCGTATGGGGTGCCTACGCCATCATATAACGAAGGTATAAAATCACTTTCTACCCAAGTATACACGGTGACATCGCTGCCTTCAAAAACAGCACCCCAGTTTTCACTATTATAAACATTGTCATCTTGTCTATAATTTACAAAACGGGTATTCGACGGATTGAACCAAATTTTACCCACATGCATATTAGTCCAAACAATGTTTCCAGTACTGTTGTCTGGTGCATTATATCCTGCAGGATCTGTAGGTGTCACGTAGTCTAAGTTTTCTACTACTGCTCCTAATAATTTGCCCTGCAACGGATCTATGAAATCAAGTCCTATAATAGTTTCATCTGTTTTATTGTCGTACAGAGAAACTTTTTGTATTTTTTCTACGTCAACCGCTAAATTTGGTTTTCTGTAAATATGCCAGTTATCAGTAGATGAATTATTCTGCCATACTAAAACTTTTCCACCTTCGGTTGTAGGCTGATAATTTGGAGTACCTATAACTACTACAGAATCATTGAAAGAAACTGCGGTTCCATACATAGGTTGTGATCCATAGTTTTGATCCACATCATTTAATGACTGTGCATATGCATACTTTCCGATATTAGTTAAACTTTCATCGAATGAAGGTATGTAATCATACATATATGCTGCTCCTGCATTCGAATTTACCTCTTCAAAAGTAGTTAAATTGTTATCGAATACAGTATCGTTATGAATATTGTTGTCATTAGAAAAATCAAATGTAGTATTGATGTATCTATTTGCTACTGGAGCAGTAACCACATAACTATTGTTTTCATTGTACTTTATAGCGTATCCAAATTGAGTTCTAGTTTGTGAGTGCGGATCTTGAATTACCTGAGATTTTATGTAATCAGTAAATCCCATTTCATACAAATAATTTCCATTAAACACACTTATGTTTAATTTATTATTAGTAGGACCTAAGTTTATGTCTCTCAATCTAATTACTAATCTTCCGTCTTCGGTCGCATATGCAAATACATTGGTCACCCCGGCTTCATTTATAGCGTTTGCTAATGTAGCTGCGTTGCCCGCTGGCATATAAACTCTATAACCGTTTATTAGTAAGTAAGTATCCTCACTTAGATTAGCTGCAATCAAGCCGGTCATAGTTCCAAATCGTTTACCCTCATTGGTAAATCTATATACTGCACCCTCAGTCTGAACGTTATTAATAACATCAAATGGTGCGCCAATTAACAATTCACTACCAAATGTATTAGTGTCTAACGAGAAGCCAAACAATTCACCTTGACGTAAATCGCCGGTATTATCGAACCCGTATATTTGTTGAGTTAATACGAATTGCGCACTACTTACAGTAATTATGTCACCCGCAAAAAGTCCAATGGTGCCTATCACAATAACGTTTAATATTACCACATATTTGCTAGTGCTTAATAATTCACCATTTACATAAATTCGTGTTTGATTAGTTGGGACGAAGGCTAAAATAATTAACAACGGATCAGTGGGTCGTTGATCATATTGCACTTCAATATTTTCAACTAATCTATCATACAAGTATACTATACCAGTATTTGACAAGTTGCCACTATAATCCGTATACGGAGCACCAACAAATAACTTACTTCCATCATAGTTAGTAGATAAGCTAAATCCAAACTTATCTCCTACTTGAGCCATTGGAGGACTGATGGCACCAACTAAGCTAAAGTTCACACTAGCAATGTAGATATTAGAACCGGTGGGCGCAGTATACTGAATTGGCTCTAGTGTATAAAAAGTAGTCGTGTTGGCGCTAACGTTATAAGTTCCGGTAATTACAGTTACTGAAGCATCATCACTAAAGGTAACTTTGTATATGTTCGCTCCCGCTGGAATCTCTGCAAATATCATTTCTACAGTGTAGAACGTTGTTCTATCTGTTCCTGGATCGTATGCTTCGTTTGCGATGGTATATAATCTAGAACTAAGTGGGCCGGTATTGGTAAACGCAACTTTATCACCATGTGCCAACTTACTACGTTGATCACCGGCACATCTAAACAAATACGTTCCTTCTTCTGCTGCAAATAAAGTGGTAGCTCCTATCGCAGAATAAGCCGTCACAAAGTTTACTGATTGTCCCTCATTAATAAACGTTAGTCTATTACCCGAAACCGTAAATTGTTTTTGATTTACTACTGTAGCCGAAGCTAGCTCTATGCCAGCACTAGCATAGGTTAACTCTTTGTCTCTTTGGAAACCCAACACTGTCTCGTCGTTTTGTGCTCCTAAATACAGTAAATTACTGTCGCCGGATATATCCATAGCATCACCTACTCTGCCGCCGATGATGGTTATAACCTGCTCTTGAACTATACTGTTTATATTACTACTTGGTGGAATCTTATAAACAAATATTTGACTTATTAAATCATCAGGTTTCGAGATGATCAATAAATCTTGGCTATACGTAATAGACTTGCCAAAATCTCCACCTTTGGTGATAGTGTTTTTTAGATAAAATAGACCATTGGGACTTATTGCATAATGATACACTGTACCTTCAGCAACATCGCTGATGAAATACCCAATGTTTGGTACATACGCGACTGCTGAACCAAACTCACTAGTGGTAATTATTGAATCTACTGTAGATACTTGATAATTATTAGTTTTTTCATAGACTACCCAATTACCATCTACGTTATTATCTATCCAAACTTTGTTGGTTGCATACTCTGCATTCAACAACGGCAGATTATCAACATCTCTGGCAGTAGATAAGCGTTGGCTTTGAAGTAGATATACTAATCCTCTTCCATTAAGCACATTTACTTGACTATCTAGATTTAAAGAAATTAGTATGGATTGAATAGAAATAATATCTTCTACTCTGTAGAAACCATTAATTCTTTCATCGAAGTTTAAAACTCCAATTAATTGATTTTTTAGTAATCCATGTGGCTTTTCAAATACTAAAGTTACATTGCCATTTAAATTGTTATAGACCGTGTTTAATATAGATTTCACAGACACCGGTGTATATATTTGCCACGTGTTATCTTTATCTGCTAACCAAATATAATCATTTTTGTAGATATCATTAATATCTACTGATTGTAATGCATTAACATTATAGGCGCTGGCTCTAACATCATTCTTGTTGACAAACCCCGCACTGGCTAATTTTTCGGTATACGAACCAGTGATGGTAGGAAGTATGTTAGAATTAGATATTGGTCTTCCGTAATTTTTTATATTGTATAAAGTAACTTCTTGTTGAGTTCCATTTTTTGATTCATCTTTTACGATTCCTAAAATACTAGGATTACCGGTTAGCTTTGATTCATCCAAAGTGACTTCGATGAAGTTTTGATTCATCAATCCACCGTATTCCCCTGTTTTTATAGCCCAGTTTTCGAAAACATTATAATTCAACTGGTTTTGTTGTATGTTTATTCCCTGCAGTTTAGTTATGCTATCTACTGTTCCCTTGCTAGTTATCATGTTTTTATAAACATTGATTTGTGTAGCATCAGTAAAGTTAGCATCTGCAAAATACTGTCTAGGTCTAAATCCTATTAATGATGCGCTTAAAAGATCGCCGTCATTTTCTAAATTAGGATTAGTTGTATTGTAGAATAAGGTAGCCTCATATGCTCTGGTGCTGGGATTAGGTAATAATCCTTTTTGTATATCATCATATGATGTTTTTAACCATTCATTATAATCAAACGAATCCTTAGGCAATATTACGGGTTTGTTAGCTATGTAAAACTCATTCTTGAATTTTACGATTACTCCCTTAACGTATTTTATATTAGGAACCCATTCTTCTATATTATCTTGATTTAAAATGAACCCAGCGGCGTTTAATGTTCCGTTCCATTCAGCCGATTTAGTACCAGATACTAATATCCTTTGCTGACGCAATCCGGTTACTAAATTATATATAATATCATTGAATGATGTAACATTGTCAAAGACAATAACATGCTCTATTGAATTCAAATTTGCTTTAAAGAAAGAAATTGAATCACCTTCGTTTAATGCCTTGACACTGAACTCAGTACCGTTTCTGTTAATAAACATGTCGCTAATAGATATTGGTATTAAATTTTGATTTAAAACAAAATTATCCTTAGACAACGTTAGTGGTTGAACGATAGTATTTTCTTTATTAATAACTACTTTTCTTGCATTAGGGTTTACGTTAATTGTGCTGCCTACTTCCCATCCAGTATCTATCCAATAAAGTAATTCGTATGTGATTTGATCCCAGTTAACTTCTATGCCATTTTCGACATTTTCGAATCTAACGCCCTGAGCAACCAAGTACTTTCCATAACCTCGGATAAATGTACATAATAAGTCAACCGAACTGAACTCATATCCATATGGAGTAACGATTGTGTCTGTTGTGTAGTTTTGCGGTATCTTAGCCGTTGTTTTATCTACCGTAAAATTATCTAATAAACCGTTATTAAATGGTGCATACGATAAAAAATAAGTTTTATTTTGACTGTTGCCAAATACCTTCCAACCATTTTGTGTTTTCTGAACAATAATAGAACTATAAGTTATAGTATCAACCGGTTGGTTATCGTATAATAAAACACTGTAGTTGTCATCCGGAATCATTAATGAATTATTTTTACTATTCGTTGATCCCTTCTCTACGTAGAATTTTAACAAATCTTTATCACTAAATCCAGCAAGGCGGTATGCTAATCTAACATCTAAATTACCAACCAAATCAGTTATAGTAGTCGTGCCGTCAATTCCGAACTGGTTTAGATAATCCACTATCCAATTTATGTAACTATGGGCAGCAACACCGTTACCATAAATTTTAGAATTTGCAACAGTGTTTCTATATCTATTATCGTATAGATATTGATTAAACTCTTCGTTATATTTGTACCTATCTAAATCAAAGCTTAGTCCAAACAATTTAGCAGGCTTTAATAAAGCCATAATTCTTACTAAATCAAATGGCCAATTGCTGCTTTTTAAATATGCATATTCTGCTGGGCCTACATCACCTTGAGTCCACAAATTTTTAAATTTGTCAACATTGTATGACGATAATAAAAATTCAAATGGACTTTTTAATTTACCCATTGAATCAACTGGTATTATGTTTAGTAAATTTGGCCTAATTGCATTATTATTGATATAGGGATCGCCGTTATTCCAAACATATCCGTTAGCTAAATCTTCCCATAAATAGGTATTATCACTAGTATACGGAGCTGCCCCGTATCTGTTATCCCACCAATTTGGTTTGTCAGTTAATCCTAACATTTCCCAAGGTGCGGTATCGGGGTTGCAGGTGTCATATAACCAAAGGTAAATTCCTCTCCAATTTCCTTTTTGTATTTTCTGATTATTGAAAATAAAATTACTATCTCTATAGTTATAGGTTAGTGGTTTAGAAGAATCATAGAAATGCTCTTGATAATCAATACGATTTAGCCCAACCCAATTTAAAAATTGATAGTTATAAATTTCCTGATAGTTCTCATAACTTATACCTATATTTCTGAACTGACCCGGAGTTATTTCTTGCGGTTCTATTGGTAGTTTAGCTTTTACTTTTAAGTTATTATAAATTCTTAATTCAAATTCTAAAAGAACTCTATCTCTATAATCAGTCAATGATCCATTAATATAGTCGCCGTATAATTTATTATACGAACCGTCATGACCTACAATGAAGTATGTGGGTGTTAAAAAGGTATTATCTAAAATAACCTTAGGCAGTGTGTTAGGATATAATCCTAACTTTGTTGGTGTGCTAGGTACATAACTGCCATAGGTCTGATCGTATTCTTTAATAACTATTAGATCGTTATTTTTTAAATTTTTAGTTATAGTTAATGAAGGTTCTATATCCGAAATTATGTAATCTACACCTTTTACCAACTGAATTGTTTCTAAGTTTCCAAAAGAATTTCTAGTAGTTAAGTATACTAAAACGCTTTCGTAATTAGCATTAGAAAAATCATACACCTTGCTTAGTGTGAACACATTGGTGCTTAATTCTAATTTAAACACATAAGAACTGGTTACTTTAGCATTTTTAGATGGTAACATATCAGTCCAAAAGAAGGGACTTGTGTTTAACTTAGGTTTAGTAATCCTATCTAAAACGTCATCTAAAATAAATGCAGGTGTCTGTAAAGAATTGTAATCGCTGTTAGTCAGTGTTTCGATTAACAATCCCTTAAACTTTGTATATTCATTCGAACTGTAATTTAATGCGTCAAAGAAATTATTATTTGTATTTCTTAAAAACGGAGCGCAGTTAATTAGTGATGCACTGTTTTGAATTATTTTTGTGCCATATGCAGTAACACTACCCAAATCTCTATAATTATTAGGCCCAAATGCCGCACCTACTAAATTGGGTACATTGTTGCATATACTCTTATAATGACCTCGTATGTCTCCTAAGTTAATAGTAGACATGTTTTCATTAAAAGGATTATGATCCAAATTGTTTGGTATTTGATAATATCCTATTTTAGAAATTTGATCACTATACAATAATATTGTTATTTGGTCATCTGCACTTAATGGTGAATCAAACACAATAGTGGTTGTATTTTCAGTGAAGGTATATATGTATTCGTCTGTACTCAACCTAGTGTTATTAACGTACACCACTGTCACTGGCCATTTTGTTTCGCTTTGTGGTTTTACTTTTACATCACAAACTACTCTAGAATTCATAGTCTCCAAATATCTGATATCAAATACCTGATATTGAAAACTAGTATCAACCGCTGTTTGCCATCCTATTAATCTTTCGTAAGCGTTAATAGAAGTGTAATTGTGAACATAACCATCAGTTAAAGACTTTGATCTTACTTGAGAGTTATCCACAAAATTAAATTTTTGCGAATTTAACGTGACATTAAATTGAATATCGCTGTAATTTGTTGCCGAACTATACTTTATAGGAAATAGTAAAACTGGATCGTCTTGTCCTGTTCCGGTAGCGTACTCAAACAGAGTGCAACCTGAAAAATCAGAACCGGAATAAAAATCATTGTCGCTATAACTGATTCCATTATTATCGAATATATCAAATAAAGGAGGTTGGTTTACTCTAGTTTTTTCCTGCGTTTGGTTCCAATTGGTTCCATCAAAATAGAAAGTTTTCCCTATATAATTTTCTCCGGCGCGGATAGCAGTTTGACTACCGGCTGCTACTTCTCCGTTAGGAGCTACTGTCAGCGTTATTATCGGGACTTCTGAATCAGATACCGCCTCAAAGGCCACTTTCCAAATTTTATTTTTAACATTTGGATTCAGATCTCCTGCAAATATAATAGTAGCGCCATCGTAAAGATAAGAGCTGCTACCATCTGGAGAGAACGCAGGTTGTCCAGCAACTTGTGTAAATGCATCAGTAACTGTGTAATTTATAAAAGCAGTGCTAGTAATTGAATATGTACCTGCATTAAACAACTTTAAGTTAGGATAAAATTCTATAATAGGTCTTTTTGCTCTGTTATTTGGATTACCTAATGCCTCTGTAGTAATGGGACTAACTGTAGTATTTTCAATAACAGTGTTGAGAACATCTATATGGAACCATCTGTTTCCCCTACTCCATGCGTTTTTATTTAGGCTATTTCTAGCTATTAAAATGTAGTCCGGATCTTTGGGATAATACAAAGTATCATCCCAAGGAAAACTATCATACGCAGTAGAATCATACGGAGTAGTCAGCGGTGTACCAAAAAGTTCCGGAGTTTGGAAATCTCTTACCGACAGTAATTGTATGCCTGTACCTACATTTTCAACATAGTACTGATCTGTTTTGTATTTTTCTGGTACCACGTTGCCGGAAAACTGGACTTTAAGTCCATTAGTAAATTTTATTCCATTTGGACTAACATATGATGTTTTATTTAAAATGTCATTTTCTACATCAATTATGACGCCAGCCGGCTCGTCTACCAATTTTATAATACCTACTCTTTGTTCGTTTTCTCCATCTTGATAGTATAGTGTATCAAGTCCGGCAGTTAAAATTGGAATCAAAAATATTTCTGCTAGTGAATTCTTGACAAAATTTCTACCTATATAGAACGAGCCAAACTTTATAGTTATATTAGTGTTATCAGGTAAATTCCCAGCTTCGGTTAATCGAATAACATAATCATTATTTCCCGCACTGATTAAAGATATTCTGTAATAGTGCTTGTTTATTTCGCTAGGAACCTGTTGTTCGAACAGCCCTTGGTCCACTATTGCAGTCATTGATCCCGTACCGTTAGACAATTCTACAATAGAGCCATTTGGTTCTGTTGACAGTGTAAATGTAGTGTTGCTAAGTATCTCTTTAACGTAATACATTCCGCCATAAAACGCAGCAGAAATAGTAGTAGTAGCATTCGCAGTTATATCTAGTTCTGGTCCATTTGGAGTAGCACTTATAGTAAACTGTGAGTTATCTACAATAGATTTTATGTAGTATTGAGTACCAGCAACGATTCCGGAAACAGAAGAAGCGAATGAAACCGGTTGATTCACTGAGAAACCAACAGTGCTTGCAGTAACCAATCTATTATTAGAAGCAATTACTGCTGATACAACAAACGTTCCACCGGTGGTTATGCCACCAAATGTAGGACCGGTAAAGTTTACTCCTTCGTTGACACGCAAATTAGCAGTAGAAGCGCAGGTCAATATATTAGTGCCAGCAGCAGTATTAGTAACAGTAATAGTAGCCGAGGGAGTCAATGCTGTATCGTTTGTGTCAAACCCTTGACCCTCGTAAAATTGTCCGATGTTGCCAAACACACCGGGATTGGTACCATAAAACAATAATGTTTTGTTGTGTAATTCTGTGATACCGTCAATGTTACCTATACTAGACAACAAACTTCCATTAAGTTCGTTAAATGTTTTCGTTGTGACTAAATCTATATCTAAGTTTCCGGGATAAATCCATTCGTTTTGGTCTTCTGCTAACGGGACATTAAATGTAACTACCCCTTGGCTAATACCGTTAAAATCTACTCCGTATACGGATCTAGTTGTAATGTTTGGTCTTGCGTTATTGGTGCCATCTGTGCCGGGTTCAGTTTGAATCCAAAACGGAGAATTTTGATTTACTATAAATCTGTACGTACCACCACGAACTAGAGTTAAGGTAGGATTACTACCTTGCAACGTAACGCCGTTTGTAGAAAAACCGAAGAGAGAATTATTAATACTAACATCATATGTTAAGTTGTTAAAAATCGTTTCGGCGGTAATCGTAACTGGATCCGGGCCGTTGGGTAGCCAATAATATTGAGAATAATTAATTAACTTATCTAGATCACAAAAGCTATCCCAAGAATAGAACTGGTTCGAGAACAAATTACTATTATTATCCGTATAACTATTTTCATTTGATAATGAATCTAGCATACCCGGATAGGTAATTAAATCTACTGCACGTGCAGTGTCTTTTTTCTTAAAGATGACTGCAGGCTCTAATTGATAATCTGCACGAATCTTAGAAGGTTCTACCAAATATTTGTCATTACGATTTATTCCATAGCCAAATTTACTACCAATATAACCCTGTATTCTAGTAAAGTTAGGCTGTTGAACTAATTGGTCTAACGTAACAGACAAAAATTGTTCATTGGTTTTTGTTTTGAAAACATCCGGCAAAAAATCGATTGTTCTAACTCTTGTTACCATGTAATTCTACCTATAATTTATGTTGTTAATGTTTGTAATTCAGTTGGTGTTAAAGCTGATATAACTACAATATCAGTCGCTTGTGCTGCATTGACGAAAATTTCATAAGGAGTACTTCTTATCTCATATAAATCCCCAAATGTCATAGTAGGATCATTGGGAACCAATACCGCTGAGCTAATCAAATCACCCACTTCTGAATGTAAGTATGCGCTTAATTCGCTAAAGTAAAAAGTGTCTCCAAAGGTCCAATTGTCGATACTAAAATATTGATTCATTGCATTAAGTACGCTTGTTCTTATTTCACTATCGCTAGCGGTTGTGCTGCTAGATTTTATTACCTTAATTGTTGCTCTAAGCTTTGGTTCTGCCTTAGACCCAAATAACGGTTTAAAGATAGCACTATTCATAACTACGCTATCTGATAACATTTTGTATTCATTAATTTTTGAAAACTCAACTGAAAGTTCTGAAACAGTGGGTTTAACTGGTTCCTGAACGGTCCCCGTTGTATCCCTAATCCAATTTTGATATTGATTGTAATAGCTCTGTGTCAGTAGATACAAATCGATAATATTTGATGTGCCTGGATTAACTCTAGTTGTATCAGATGAAATGTGCCTATATTGGAAATATAATCCCTGCCTACCTGTTTTAACTACATAGTCAGATAATAGTTCTAGATTAACTATGTTAGCGGAAGTAGTATCATTTACTGATTTATAGAATTTTCCTTCCAATACTGCATAATATACTTGCCCAACTGGATATTCGTATTTAACGATTGCTATGTCGGCTTGAGTACCATATGCATATACTATATCGACAGAAGGAACCATTTCAAATCGTGTTAATAAATTTGCATCGGTTACTCTTCTGAAAAAAACAAAGTTATTGAAATTTCTAGTTCCCGGAATATAACCAGTAACGTCTATGAAAAAATCTGGGTTCTTGTATGAACCAACCGTAGTTAAGTCGGCGGCGCTTACTTCTACTGAAAAATCATCTACGTAGCCGTCACTTTCTGTAGTTTGTCCAATAACATTCAATACTATATCACGAGGATAAGGAAAATTATAATTAGCCTGTGTATTAGATTTTAGTATGCTGATAAAATCTTGAAGTAGTTTTCCGGTGCTAGGATCATAAACTATTTTATCTCTGTCAAACGTAAATCTAACATCGTACACACTGCCAAAATAATATGCTACACTGCGCCATGTGACCAAATATCTATTAGAGCCTAAACTTTGAAATCTAACAAAATAATTAGGATCATTATATGTACTAGTTGACCATCTTTCTTGATTTGCTAACAGTGCATTATCAAAAATTAGACTAAAATTTTGATTTAATCGTATTTTAGTAACACATTCTGTAACCAACGCATTACCTAAAATGTTGGTTAAATTAGGGATAATAACACTCAACACTGCTCCATCCGGAATAGCATTGGTTAATCTCACTGGTCCTAACCCGTTATCTAAATTTCCTTCTCCGCCGTTATTACCGCCACCCACAACTAAAGAGACACTGGTCCACAACGAGGTTTGATCGCTAGGTAAAGGTAATCCAGCAACTAATCTATTATCACTACCAAAATAATAACCCGGTGGCGCAGTAAATCCTAATAACGCCCCTTGAGTAATGTATTTTACATCATTGGTAGTAAACACTCCCACACCTAACGGAAAATTGTTTTGTACAAAATAACCAGTACTCTCACCGTTGATATTATTTGTTTGATTCCATGTTATATTTTCATCCGAAACTACATATCTTGGATATGCTTGGGTGTAATATTGTTGTACTCTTTGGCTTCCCAAAATACTGGGAATGTTTTCTGTTAAGAAATTTATAATATCGTTATTGGTGTTTGCAGTAAAAATAGTAAAGCCATCGTTTAAATCTTGATACAACCCACCGTCGTCCGCAAAATCATTAGTGCTTGAATATTTTGCGCTGGGGTCCAGTAAATCAAAATTTCTGCTGGTACCTACACTGGTACGATTGATAGCTTTACTTTTAATTATGGAGCTATACAATGTGTAAGGGAAGTTATTATAATCTTCACCATTAACCATACGATTTTGAGTGTAATAACGTTGTGGTGCCCTAGTTTTTATATTAGCTAAAGTTTCTCTTGCTTGTGCTGTGGTCACTGGCAATTGTAAATTCAAAGTTACAGTCAGCGTTTCTTGACGATTCGTTCTGCTTATATAAGGTATAGTTATAGTAACATTTTGAAATTCACTAGGGTCGATTGTGTATGTTAGCCCGTTACTTGATCTTACATAACTAGCAAAGGTTCCAATTGGAATGGCACTGAATACTCCATCACCAAATACGTATGTAACTTGATCGTTGGTTCTTGAATTTACGCTGAATACTTTTTTTTCCGATGTTGCTTTTTGTAGATTAGCATTAGCATAAACACTTTCAACTTGCTTCCATTCGATCAATTCGTTAGTGGTAGTGTTTACCTCATATAGCCATGTATCAGTATTATTAATTCCTTGAATATCAATAGCTACTGTTTGATTCGTGACTTGTTCAGGTACCGTAAAATTAAAAGTTTGCAGTTGGCCCTGTTTAAAATACAAGAAGAATCCAGTGTTTGGACTAGCGAACCCCAATCTATCATTTCTATATAAAATATTGAAAATATTACTATTAGCGGGAGGTATTTCGTATAAAGATTCGCTATCTAAGCTAGTCATGCTAACACATTCAAAATTCATAGATGTGCCATCTACTGTTATAGAAAATGGTATAACAGGAAGCGTGTCTTCTGACAAACGAACAGAGTATTCGTCTGTTTTTACTCCTAATAATGTCTTTGAATTTCCGGGGCTACCAACACGTTGTGAGTCCACAAAAGCGGCATTTAAAATAGTATTAAACTGTTCTTGCCAATTGGGATTAGCAGGGTCGTTCCAAAGTATTGTCAAGCCACTTAAGTTTAAATTAGTATAATCTAAAAGCTGCTCCGAAGTACTAAGAGAAGTTATTTTAGCAAAGCCTTGACCTGCTATATTTCTTTTAGGTGTATAACCGACTAGGTTGGCTAGTTTAATAACACTATCTCTTCTTTCAGCAGTGTCTATGAAATTTTCTCTAGCGTTTAAGTCTCCCCTAAAACTCAATGCCTGACCCATAAAGGCCATAACATCCATTAGCGCGATAAATTCGCTACTTTCGACGTAATCATTAAATGTTTCGGGATAGGTTAATCGTAAATAATCGACAAATGTTTTACGTATAGTTTCAAAGTCATAGCTTTGTAAATCCGCTTGACTGTAATTTTTGTATAATGTTTTCCAGTCATTTACACCAAAAACACTAGTTTGTCTTGAACTTGTAGCCATAGTAATATCTCTTTTATGTATTTATCAATACAAAAAATGGTGTTTTTACTATCTAGGGACACCTGGCATAATCATTCGATTACTATTTGATTCGGCTGGGCTGGCTCTACCGGTTTGTTGGTCAAAGTTTATTGCAAGTTGCTGAACATAATTAAACGGACTTATGGCCAATTCAACTTCGATTAGTACTCCATTGTCATATGGATAGCTAATCACACTGTTCATTATTATTCTTGGATCTAAACTAGCTACTCGTTTTATTTCTGTTTCTATTGCAGCCTGCAGATCCGGTGTGTTAGGTTCGAATACGAAATCCCAAAGAGTGGTTCCGTAATTTGGTCGACCTGGTTTAGCGCCTTGTGGAATGTTCAATGCATTCAAAAAATCTTGTATTACCAATTCAGAATCAGTTATTCTAAACTTTTTGTTTGGTCTAACCGGATTAGTGACTGATCCGCTACCCCCGTCTATACCTGAAGGTATTTGACTTGTTTTTACTTCCTCTAAATGTAATGTGCTGAATCCTGTATATGTAGCCATATCTAATCCTTATTTTTATATTTAATCGCTTTATTATGCTCTGTCCAATGGATTAGGAATTTTAGGATTCTCTAGTAATTGGTCAGTTTGTTGTTTAATTTCTTCCATGTTAAAAGTATTAACAGCAACAGTAGGGACTTTAATATCCACTGCACCGGGCGTACCTGATGCTGCAATTTGCGTTTCTAAAGATTGGATAGCATCTTCACTAAGACCCAATGTGGCGTAAGCATTGATTGTTCCTCCGTTAGATCGAACCTGCTGTTCTAAAGTAGCAACTTCTGATTTAACATTCTTTTTACCTTTGAAAATATTAGAGGCTACATTTTTAATTTTTTCCCCTATCTTACCTGTTACCTCTTTTACCTTTTGATTATTCAAAACATTGCCTGCTACAAACAATCCGCCGGCAATTGTTGCTAACCGTTCAGAAGATTTTCCTGTAGTAAACAATGATGCGGCCCCTAACGCAGAAGCAACATCTTTGGTTGTTAAATTGCTTACGCTATTTTTAACTTTATCTATGAATGTGTTTGATGAAGCTACTGAGGGGGCAGCAACCGTATTTAGACTTTGCGTGTTTTCTGAATTTATTGCTGTTAAGTTCTGTGGCTTGTTTGGTGTCAACTTTTTAAATGCTCCGGTTATTTTTTCCCAAACACTGGCTGCCGCACCTTTTATAGAATTTCCCGTATTTTTTATCAGTGCTCCCAATCCACTATTTTGTTTATCCGCAATATTAGCTGCTACATTTCCGGATGCTATTAATTCCTTTGCCGATTTGCTAGACGCATTTAACATACTATTTGTTCTTTCACCTATGCCAATAGTTCCGGTTCCAATAGCGGATTGCTTTAGTGCATCTAGAGTAGGTGTAACTCCTATTGTTGCAGCAGACAATATTAATCCACCGGTTTGTGTTGAACTTTCATTCCCCATCATTGCGCCGGCGGCAATTAATTTTCTTTCGCTATTTCCTAAAACCTCTGCCGCCGCGGTTGCTTGTACAGAGGAATTGTTTATCAAGTCATTAACCGACCCTACACCATTTTTACCGGTAAACACATTAGGTGGTAATGAATCTTCTATGGATTTTCCCCTATTAACATTTGCATTCACTGTTGCCGAACTTCCAGGCTTTAGATACCCGGCCTCTTCTAGCTGCTGGGGAGTTAATCCAATAGTACCCACACTAATAATTTTTTGTCCATTGACATTTGTTATTGCGGCTCCCTCAAGTGATTCGTTTGTTGTTGCTCCGGTGCTTGCGTTGACTGCCATTTGAGAAACTAGTGCTGCGGTAGTTACCTTATCCAGTGGGTTACCAACCGAATTTAAGTTAGGAACTGTAGCAATAACTGCAGGGGTTGTAGCATTTACTGCAACACTAGCAACTGATTCATTCGTCTGCCTTAATGCGGTGTTTGGCGTAGAGGGGAAGTTTGCTGATGCAGACAAGTTTGTTTTAACATCAACCCCTTGATTAGCATTAGCCCACGGTTGGTGTGCAGGTGCGCGGCTTACGATACTTTTTAATTTACCAGGTGCAGGAGCATAGCCCTTCGATGAGTCATAAAGTGTGTCAGTGTGTGCTATAATGGGAAGTTGTTTCACCTCTTGCGGAACCAATGAGCTTGATCCGGTGTTTAGATGGACGTTTGGACCACCGTTTAAATAATTAGTTTTGTCGCTTTTAATGCTGCTATCATCTTTACTATATAAACTCATTTTAGAGTTTACCTTAAGTGTATAATTACCTTTGGTAAAACCTTTATATGTCGTACCTACAAATTGATTGGTAGCCTTTATACTTTCTAAGTTGATATTGTCAGCACTAATGTTTAAATCTTTTTTAGCATTAATATTAATATTATTGTCTGCGTGTAAATTTAAATCCCCTTGAGTTCTAATATTGACACTATTAGTGGCATACATATCTATTGTGCCTTCTTTGCCCAATTCTATCCATGACCTACCGTTCGCGTGTATAATGAATAATGTTTGAGCCGAGTCATTCATTAAAATCATATGACCATTAGAAGTTCTTAATCTAATTAGTTTGTCATTTCCGTTAATGTCACCGTCGTCTAAAATAAATGTATGACCACCTGTTCTACCAATGACTGTAAACTGGTCGTCTGGTATATTTGAATCAGTAACTGCTTCATTGATGGGCTTATTATTTTTACCGTTAAATCCACCGGCATATATAGGATTTCCGGGAGTACTTAATCCGAATACTTTACTAGGACTTTCACGCATGGCGCTACTGGATATTGTTCCTCGTACCGCATCACGTATCAGCCCCTGCTCATTTAGTATTGCAGCCTGATAACTATGAACCGGTCTAGCCAAACTGTTAAGCTCTTCGCTATTTTCATATTTTGTGTTAGCGTCATTAATTTCAGTTACCGGTAGACTAGTGGCGCCGCCGTAGCTATTTGCTTCTCCTGTGTTTGGTATAATTGCGGGCGCCGATCCTATTCCGGGAACCATATGTATTAAGGTAGCAGGAGGGATCGATGCTATGTAAAATCCTAAATCCGGTTGACCATTAATGAATACGCATATTACTTCAGTGTTTATGTCGGGCGGTGTGGCCCAAAATCCATAACTATTTCTATTACCCACAAAACTGCCGTCAGAGTTTTCGCTTGCAGTGTTTCTGGTATATCCAAAAAACGGGCTAGCATAATTTACCCATGTCCAATTATTAGGGTCATCTTCATTAGCTGCGTTTAAACGATTTAGAAATACTTGAATTTTTCCTGAACGCAAAGGATCTATATTATTTTTTACTATGCCTATAATAGGGTGCGAGTATAACGGATTACCCCCTCGCTCATCTTCAAATATTTTGAATGATCCCCGTTGTTTTATTATATCTTGATTTGCCATGCTAAAGACTCATTTATGTTATCGACCACTATCGTCATCTGCTGTTCTGTTATTTCCCTGAGTACTGTTTGAAGGGGTTAAATTGTTTGTTTTTGTTTGAACGACTACTGCATCTTTTTGTATTGTAGCCAACACATCTGCCCTCGTCTGCTCTAAATTACTGGTCTTTTCTCTAGATTTATTTAAGGGAGTTTTTAATGCAAAGTTTGGTATAACTGTTTTTAAATCTTGTGTAAAAACTCCGTTACTAAGCCTGCTAGTGACGTTAGTAACCATATATACCATTCTTCCCTTAGTCTGTGCCTCAATATCTTCTGGATAATTCCAAAATTTTATGTTATTTTTAGGCTCTAACAATCCTGTACTTTTACTATAGTCTATGACTTCATTAAACCCTATTTCTATAAAGACTTGACCTGTATTAGCATTTATAGAAAAGCTAGGACCATACCATTTAGCTAACATATCAGATAAACTTCCGGATTCTACCGGCATTATAAAATCCGGATCGCCTAATATTTTTATATTAGCTTTAATTTGTTCAGATGGACTGTACAAATATGTTTTAACTGTATTCTGTAATTCCAAACTTCCAGGAAGTTTTCCTGCAGGAGAAGAATCAGTAGATGGTAAAATACCAACCGGAGCAGTATCGTTAGATTCAACTATTCCTCCTTCGGTACTTAATATTCGTGTATTGAAATAAAGTAAGTTATAGTTTACTTCATATGAAAGTACTTCTGTATTTTCGCCGGTATACCAGTACTGATATATTTTGTGTGGACCGTGATATCCGGTTTGATATTGTAACATCAATGATCTTATATATGGCACTCTGTATTTTTGTATCACATATGTTACATCGTATGCGTAATCATTTTTAGAAAAATCATAATCAATTATTTTTACCAGTGGTCTAACAATATACCATTCGAAATCTTTAGATTGTTGATTTTGCCCGTTAGCTGTATCTGCAACTAATGAATCATTGGTATTAGTTGGCTGAAGTTTTTCTTCATCAAAATATACCATAGCATCTCTTATGTAAGTGCTTTGACCGATAATTTGATCTATCGCCGATAGTATTGATGTTCCGGGGGCCAAATTAATTATTCTTTTTTGCTTTTCTATTTTGGCTCGTTTAAAATATGCTGTCCTATCATTTACTTGATTAACATTAGTTACCGGTACCGTAGGTGCGTAATATTTACTATAGAAATCTTTATCGACTATCAGCGCACTTCCCACTTTACTATCACTGTCGATTACTATCGAATATTTGTCTGGGATTTTTTGTTTGGCTTCACCTTTACTGGGATTGGTGAGTTCAACAGTTTGTAAGTTATTAAGTGCATCAATTAATCCATTACTTGCATTCTTGTTTTGTATGGTTGTTAAAATATCTGCATTGGTACGACTCAATGAACTAACACTTTGCGTAGCGGCGGATACTTTTTTTGCACCTAGCGCGTTTTCTACAGTGTCTGCTGATATAGCAATAGATTTTGGAATCACCCCTCGTTTTAATCCATATGCTACTTGTTCATTTAATAATCTAGCTTCAATATTATATACCGTAGTTGTTCTTTCTAGCTTGAATGACATTTTAGTTATAACTATGGGGAATGCTCGCTCAAACGCTGCATCAACATCGGTTTTTCCATAGTCTGCGGTGTCCGGCATATCAAATGGTTTTGATACTACGTTGCCCTGATTATCATACCCGTAGAATCTAAGAACCAACAAATAAGGACACAATAATGCCATAGATTGGTCAGTTACTGGTCTTTTAATTTTAGATTTTTTTTGTGCTACTTCTTGAGCAGCTACCAATCTACTAGGAAACGACATAGCGTATGGCTCAAAAATTTGAAATCGTATTAAAGTCATATTGCTAGCTACTCTAGTATCTTTTCCATTTGTAGCCGTAGTGATTTCTAAATTGTCTATATAAAAATCCAAATCAAAAAATTGATTGCGGGGATTGTTAGGCGAGTTTGCAGGGGCGCCTGCGCTTTGTATTAAAAGGTCTAAATCTTTTAAAATCCACTTACCGTTAACAAAATAACTGTTATATGAATCTGCGGATAACGCATACAAACTTATTCTATATGTGCTACTACTAAATTTACTTAACGGATTATACTGTCTTTTGTTTGGAAACTTATCTCCCAAATCTGCACCACCTGATATTGCAATAACCGGAGCACTAGTAGATATCGAATTAGTGGTGCTACCTGCAATAGATTGGTCATCTAGTACTGAATTTTCTGAAACACCCCCGGATATCTCAATTATGTCGGGGAAGCCACTCGTTGCTGATGTTTGAGCGATGGCCGGATCTTCTGTGGTTTCATTTCTTGTTGTAGGTTCATTAGAACTAGTTTGATCGGGGGTAAAGCCAATTAAAAGTGGATTAGTGGGATCAACCGCATATAATTCATTCTTTAGTTGATTTACTCTAATCCGCTGACTTTCCACCTTACTAGTAAGTCTAGCAATATTAGTGTATATGTCCGGAGGTATTAGTTCCGGATTGTCTCTGTTTCTCCGTATAAAATCTTCGTCGATTGCTATTTCATTCAAATCTGCTTTTATAGTAGCTTCGTATTCGACTATAAGAATTTCAGTATTAGATAATTGGTTGGCCACTGTATATGTATTAATAAGTAAAAATAGATTGATAGTTGTTTAGGTTAAAACCCTAAAGCATCTTTCAACACCGGTAGTTGCGGAATATAAATCCACTTTCCGGCAATAAAATCAAACAACGGGTCAGGCAATGAATTGGGGTTTCGTTGCGCAAATACCCACCACAGTTCGCTGTTTCCGTATAAATCGTATGCCAATAAATCAGGACGTAAATGATATGTTTGATTTATTTGCCAATATTTATCCAACGGATTAGCCGGGATGGGCCTATTTACCATAACATCTAAGAATTTATTATCAAAGATAGGAGTTTGATAGTATGGACTTGTTTGCGGATATGGCATTACCAAAATCCTCCTCTATATAGTTTACCGGTTGCATAATCTGCTACACTGAATATTCTTGTAGTATCATACCGAGTTACGATAGGTATACAAGTAATAGATACTGACAATTTAGTAGGCAAATATGTGTTATCCGGGTTAGCTAACCTAGTAGTAAAATTAGGTTCGTCTGAAATGCCGCCCGGATTAAGACCACTATTTCTCACCCTAAGAATACTTTTTATCGCTCCTGAAAATGTGCCATTATTTGCATTAACAGTTTCTTTAGACTTATAAAAAGCATTGGTCTGCCCTTCGTATAAAGACGGGGTGCCGGCTCTAATATAATCCACGTTATCAGGCAAAGTATACGAAAACTGGCTTATCAATAACGGATGATCTTTGTATTGGTTGGGACCAAACCCAAACAAGTAGCACAGTGGAGGAGGAGTTCCTGCAGGAGGACCAATTGATGCAGTGTCTTGACCGTAAAACATTTTTGTTACTGTTCTGAAGAAATGTATCACAGCCAACATATAATTAGCCTCGGTTGTGCTTTGAGCCGTAAAAGTTGCTGTTATTTGAATTTCATCTACTGCACTGTTTCTGTAAAAGTACTGTTTATAATTAGTGTGAACTATTTCAGAGGGTTCATAATTTGCTCTATATGAACTAGTAATCTGCGGGGTATACGGAAATATTACGCCGCCGGTTGCCTTTAATGGATACAACAGATCATTTTCTTGTGCAACGTTGTAAAGATAATTAGCGTTAGGAGCCAATGATAATTTTACTCTCCAATCTACACCTTGCGATCTTCTATCAATATTATTAGTAGATCCGGAGGTTCTAGCCGCATCAATACTGCCAGCAGTAGTTCTACCCCCCACTGTATCCGGTAGAGGGACATTGTTGAATGTGGTTGAATCAGTTCCGCTAGCAGCCTGTAGATTTGCTACCTCAGTATTTTGAACCGGTTTTGGATTAAAGGCAAATTCCCCTGAAGGTTCTGCTTCTGATGCTGCTTGTGCGGAAGAGACTTCGCTGCTTAGCACAGGACGAGGAGTACTACTTATCGTTCCAAATTGAGTAGTACCTAACCCATCTGCCCCAGTAGGCGGCTCTTGATCAATCGCCGATGGTTGTTGATTCTGAATGCCAGGTGTCTGTTGAACGCTGCTGGTTGGCGGTGCTACTTGAGTAGCAGGTGTAGCTACTCTAGTTGCAGGGGCGGTTACTGTATTCTGTACTGATGCAGGTTGCACATTGGGGCGGGAGGTCGCCGGAGGAGGAACTGCATTCCGTATATTAGGGTCATTTCTTTCCGCTTCTCCATCTGCTGCTGCTTGTTGTCTGGTAAAATTCAACGTTTGCAAAGACTGTTGATACCTAGCGTCTGCGTTTGCCAACGCTTGTTTGGAGTTTTCTACCAATTGTAGTTCTTGCTGGTATCTTAATCTTTCTTGCTCCAACACTGCTAAATTTACTCTAGTAGGGTTTCTATTGTATTCCTGTTCTGCATTTCTGACCAATTTTTCTACACCAGGTAATCCCCTTTGTAGGTTAGCCAATTCGGTACCCACAACCAGTAATTCTTTTTCTGATTCGGTTACATTTAGTTGTGCATTGGCTATAGCCGCAATCCAGTCGTTAGAAGCCATAAAGTTATCCTTGATAAATATATTTATCAGTCAAAAAGTCACCATTTTTTACCATTTATCTTGTCTTTCAGATAACAATTGAGTTATCATTACTTCAACAAAAATACGGAGAAATATGAGCATAGCCACAAAAAAACCAGTCAATTACTTAAACAACAAAGACATTCTTAAAGAAATTCATTTAAGTAAAAATACCTACTGTAGTTATAAAAACCCAGACAAAGATCACAAATACGATTACATCATAGACTTACCTCAAGAAACATTAAAAAATTGCTTTGCAACCGCACTTCAGCCTGAAGTATTACAGACTGCAAAAGAAAATCATGCTGCTAGAATATTTTTAGAAACAGGCACAAAGGTAGACCCAAATACAATTGATGAAACCGAACTTACTTTTAGAATAATGACATGGGATCATATTCCAGTAGCACCAAAGCAACCCAGAAAAATCGACAAAAAGAAAACAGCCAAAGACATTTTTGAATTTGAGGATGACACTGAAGAGTTCGAAGATTTGGAAGATCCATCACTTAAAGGGGATGTTGATGACATGGTTCATGTTAAGGTTAACTTTCCTCCGTTTCAACACTTTAGAATGGACAAAAATAGAACATTTAGATGTGTTGGAAAAAGCCATTGGATAGGTAACATGTCTGATGGAGAATTTAGTAAAGATCACGGAAACATTACCAATAAATTAGCCAAAATGTATATTATGATGTGTGAAAAATATGCAATGAAGTTTAATTGGCGAGGGTATACCTACAATGATGAGATGCGCAACAGTGCTATTCTTCAATTAACTTATGTAGGACTTAGGTTTAATGAAGCTAAATCACAAAATCCATTTGCATACTACACTGCTGCAATAACTAATAGTTTTTGTCGCGTCTTAAACTCCGAAAAACGAAATCAGAATATACGCGATGATATTTTAGAAATGAATGGTCTAAATCCTAGTTGGACACGTATGGGTCAGATGAGTATGACTTATGAAGAATAACCATATTAGTTGATATTCATACAATTAGTTCATATAATAGTGGTATGACTAACCTATTTAAAAAAGCAGCCGTATTTACCGACATTCATTTCGGTTTAAAAACAAATAGCCTACAACACAACCAAGACTGTGAGAAATTTGTAGATTGGTTCATTTCTGAGTCAAAAAAAGAAAATTGCGAAACTTGTTTCTTTTTGGGAGATTGGCATCATCATAGAGCCAGTATCAATCTACATACCTTACAGTTTAGCCTGCAAGCAATAGAAAAGCTTAGCAAAAATTTCGACAGAGTTTTTTTCATACCTGGCAATCACGATCTTTATTATCGTGATCGTAGAGATATACATTCCGTAGAGTGGGCAAAGCATTTACCTAATATCACACTAGTAAATGATTGGCATATGGAAGGTGAAGTTGTAATTTCCCCGTGGTTGGTTCAGGATGATTATAAAAAATTACAAAAGCTTTCCGGAAAATATTTATTTGGTCATTTTGAATTGCCACACTTCTATATGAATGCTATGGTAGAGATGCCCGATCACGGTGAGCTGAATGAAAACCACATGAAGGGATTCGATAAAGTATTCAGTGGTCATTTTCATAAGCGCCAAGCAAGAAAGAATATTTGGTATATAGGAAATGCGTTCCCACATAATTACGCAGATGCAGGTGATGATGCACGTGGCATGATGATTTTAGAATGGGGCAATGAACCTGTATTCCGAGCTTGGCCTAGACAACCACTTTATAGAGTATATAAACTAAGCGAAGTTTTGGAAAATCCAGAAGGGTTGTTATTGATTGACAGCCACGTTAGAGTACATTTAGATATTGATATCAGCTATGAAGAAGCGAATTTTATTCGGGAAACATTAATACCCGAACACAAATTGCGAGAAATGACACTTATTCCAATGAAGCTAGAGCAAGCAGAGCAACAGGGGTTAGACGGACTTAAGTTTGAATCGGTCGATCAAATTGTCATCGACCAAATAAACTCTATTGAATCTAACGCATTTGACAAAAAAATTCTGTTAGACATATATAACAACCTATGATTCTATTAAAAAATATAACTCTTAGAAACTTTTTAAGCACCGGACAAGTCACTCAAGCAATTGATTTAAACAAGCAAGAACTAACGTTAATATTAGGTGAAAATCTTGATTTGGGAGGAGACGGTGCGCGAAATGGTACCGGAAAAACTACGTTAATTCAAGGACTTAGCTATGCATTGTTCGGTGTGCCCATAAATGACATAAGAAAAGATAATTTGGTAAACAGGACCAACGGTAAGGGCATGTTGGTTACATTAGAGTTTTCAGTTAACGGCGTAGATTACAAAATAGAGCGCGGCAGAAAACCTAACATACTAAGATTTTATGTAAACAATGATTTACAGAAATCGCAAGATGACGCTCAGGGCGAAAATAAAGAAACGCAACATGCGATAGAAAAAGTTATTCACATGAGCAGGGACATGTTTACTCATGTTGTTGCGTTAAACACTTATACTCAGCCGTTTTTAGCCTTAAAGTCCAACGAACAACGAGCTATCATAGAGCAACTTTTGGGTATTACGCTGCTATCTGAAAAAGCTGAATCTATCAAACTCCTAATAAAAGACACCAAAGATGAAATTCAACAAGAAGAATTTAGAATAAAAGCAGTTGAAGAAGCCAATAAAAGAGTTAAAGAGCAAATAGACGCTTTGAAGAGGCGACAAAAACTATGGATTAATAAGCGTGATGAAGATGTTTCTAATCTAAAATCCAGTTATGACGAGTTAAGCAAAATTGATATTACCACTGAATTACTGTTGCACAAAAAGTTAACCGAACATGTACAACTTGTTAAGGATTACAATGATTTAAAAAAACTGTTAACTAGGTGCGAAATAGATTTAGACAAAGAAACTAAGTTAGTAGACAAACTCAAAAAAGAAATAGAGTCACTAAAGAAACATGAATGCTATGCATGTGGACAATCTTTACATGATGCAAAGCACGAAGAGGTGTTGCTTCTAAAAGAAAAATCGTTGAAGGATGCATCCTTACAGGTTATAACAACGGTAGGTGAAATGCAAGAATTGAATCTTGCATTAAAAACAATCGGGGAGCCAGGGCCAGCGCCTAAACCCTTTTACGATAAAGAAAGTGATGCAATCGAACACAAAAGCACGATGACTAACATAACACAAATGTTAGAAAGCAAATTAAAGGAAGTTGATCCGTATCACGAGCAAATTTCAGAAATGGAGAGTCAAGCCCTACAAGAAATCAGTTTTGATCAAATTAATAAGTTAACTAAAAAAATGGAGCATCAAAAATTTTTGCTAGACCTGCTAACTAGCAAAGATAGTTTTGTTCGTAAAAAAATTATTGATCAAAATCTGAGTTATCTAAATGCTAGATTGACACATTACTTAGACAAAATTGGTTTACCTCACCAAGTTGTTTTCAAGAATGATTTGCAAGTGGAAATTACTGAACTGGGTCGAGAGTTAGATTTTGACAACTTATCTAGAGGTGAAAGAAATAGATTAATATTGGGGTTAAGTTTTGCTTTTAGGGATGTGTGGGAAAGTTTGTATACTTCTATTAACACATTATTCATTGATGAACTTATCGATTCTGGTTTAGATACATTGGGTGTAGAAAACAGTATCGCTATATTAAAGGACATGAGTAGGCGCCGACAAAAATCTATTTGGTTAGTTTCACATAGAGAAGAATTGTCCGGTCGGGTACCTAGTGTGTTAAAAGTTATTAAAGAAAATGGATTTACCTCATATAATACTGCGGTGGATATCGAATGAGTACATTGTACTTGGACATGGACGGAGTAGTTGCAGATTTTGATGCCTATGCGTACCAAACACTAAGGATTGGTCCTTCAGAGGGTGTTTATCCTAGTAATGAATGGAGAAAATTAAAAAGTAATCCTAGATTATATAGAGATTTACAAAAAACACCATATGCTGACGAACTTGTTTTCCAATGCAGTATTTTTGCAAAACGAAATAATTTTCAACTTAAGTTTTTAACTGCAATACCAAAAAATAACGACTTACCGTGGGCGTTTCATGATAAAGTTAAATGGGTAGAAAAAAACGGGTACGGTTCTATTCCAGTTATGTTCGGACCTTACAGCAAAGATAAACACATGCACTGTGTGCCCGGAGACATTCTTATAGATGACAGGACCAGTAATATTGATGAATGGAACAAAGCCGGTGGTTATGGAATACTACACAAGAATAGTTACGAAATCACATTAGAGAAATTATTTGCATATGAAAATACTATTAACCGGATATAAAGGATTTATTGGGCAAAATATGCTCAAATATATCAAAAACAATACTGATTGGGAAGTTGATACCTTTGAGTGGGGAGAGTACTGGCCCGGAGTATTTGGTTATGATTGGGTAATTCATTTAGGTGCTATAAGCAGTACAACAGAAAAAGACATAGAAAAGGTGTTGCATCAAAACTATGACTTTTCTAAAAAACTATTTGACGAATGCAAAACTTTTGGCGTTAACTTACAATATGCTAGTTCGGCTAGTGTATATGGACAACTTACAGAATTTACTGAGGACAGTAATTTAGATCCAATAACTCCATATGCTTGGTCAAAATATCTTTTCGAAAGATATGCGTTAGATCACGAATCTGGTAACATTGTGCAGGGATTTAGATATTTTAATGTATACGGAGATCATGAAGATCACAAAGGCAATCAAGCCAGTCCGGTGCATCAGTTTGTAAAGCAAGTTAAAGATACTGGAAAAATTAAAATATTTGACGATAGTGAAAATTATTTTAGAGATTTTATATGTGTCGAAGATGTATGTAGAATTCATGTAGAGTTTATCGAGCGTATTACTGATTCGGGTATTTGGAATTTAGGCACCGGTAAGGCAACAAGTTTTGCAAAAGTAGCTGATTATGTCATAAAAAATTACGGGGGAAAAATAAAGTACGTAATGATGCCCGACAATTTAAAAAGAAGCTACCAATATTATACATGCAGTGACAATACTAAATTAGAAGACACTTTAGGGAAACAATATTGGATTTCAATAAAAGATTTTTTAAAAGATAAAACGAAAGCATAAGTAGTCACATGCCCAGCTCACAAAAAAATAAAGGATCCAGTTTTGAAAGAGAAGTTGCTAAATTTCTTTCGGATTTGTACGGAGAAAGTTTTATTAGAGCACCTGGTTCAGGTGCATATGTGGGCGGGGTTAATCAAAGCAGAAAGCAATTTTTACACGAGGGTCAAATACGTAGTTTTAAGGGAGACATTGTTCCAGGACAAAGTTTTTCTAAATTTAATGCGGAGTGTAAAAGTTATAAAGACTTTCCATTTCACCTCCTTCTTACGGGTGAAAGCAAACAGTTTGACCAATGGCTATCTCAAATGTTAGATGTGGCTGATGACGGCGACTTGAACATCCTATTCATGAAATTTAACCGAATAGGAAGATATGTAGCCGTACAGCCAAAGCTAACTTGGGTACTAGACAATTATACTTTTTATTCTAGCGAAAAATACGGTGATTGGATAATCGCAGAATTTGACAGCTTTTTTAAATTCAACAAAGACTTAGTTAAAACTTATTCAGGCTCAACAGACACAAAGTCATCTTTTTCACAATTTACCACTTCAAATATACAATTAGACGGCTGAGTTGTCAGTCCTCCTTGAGAAAGTACGGGTAGTGCTGTGCTGACGGATCTGGAGTATGCATGTCAGTAATGACATGGAATGTCGAGAGGGCAATCTTGGATAGGGAACCCTCAATGAGTCTATATCTCACTCTGTTTTGCGGATATAGAACATGCGTTGCCGAAGAACTAAATTATAAAAGTTTAGTAGCTTCACTACAGTCCCATAATACTTACCGGGCAACCGACAGCGTATAGCAACAAAAAGAGTTAGCTATTCGGGGAATAAACAGCAAATGGATGACGGGCATGGCAAGTTTCCAATTGGTAGTGCTGAATAGCACTACCATGGCTTCAAAGCGGCAATGTATTTAAAAACAAATAAAATTACTTGTTAATAACAATCCAATTCCGAACAATACGAACGAAGTGAGTATGTGAAGGAATTAGATGAACGAAGTTCATCTTTACTGTTCAATTAAAGTTTCAATTAAATCAACCAAAGTTAGAAGAAAGGTAGTTTGGTATTCTTTGTTGTTTCTAAATTTTCTTCTATAATTTTGCCTATGGCTTGCCGTTCATGCACACTCATGTTTAGTATATCTGTATAAGATATACCTCCCCTCATATACCAAGCCATTTTTATTGCTGTTTCTTTAATGTCTTGGCAATCTTTTTCCATTTCGTCTATCAACTTCTTGACTTCGTGAGGTTCGAGAGTAAGAAGTCTTAATCGAAAAAATCTGAGATGTTTAAATCAAAGGGCTGTTGATACTCGTGAGTACAGCTTTGGCATTTTATTTCTAAAGGTTTTATTTCCGTTTCTTGTTTTAGAGCAATTGATTTATCTCTAATGAATTCGTACTCTTTTTTGGGAATGTTAAGCAAATACTCTTTAATAAATTCTCTATCTAAAACTAGATCGGTTGGAGTTTTTACATACTCTATCATCTCTAACGTTAGCTTCGATGCCAATTCGGTCATGTCCTTAACCAATCCACTGGTTTTAGTTTCTTTCTCTTTCTCATCAGTTGTGTCCTGAATACGTCTAAATGTCTGTTGCAATGAAAACTGCTCTTGACTGATTTTATTCAACGTTCTATAGGGAACAGATTTATACTTTATTGCTATATCAGAGTTAACTGGATGTAACTCGTTGTATTTTCCTGATTGTATAGAATTTAACATACCCACTAAGTCTACGTCATACTTGTGAGATTCACCACATTTTGGGCATACAGTATCTACTTCTGCTGTACTACCTTTAGTGGCAATTTTTATGGACAGTAGTAACGGGTCCAAATCTATTTGAGGTATCACCCATGGGTCTAATATATTAGGGGCACAACTACGTATAAGTTCAACAACTGCAACACCGTTGAATAGTGCATCTGGGGTTCTAGCGGTTATTTCATCTAATGCAGTCATTGGATATATTGGTATTTCTCCGTTTTCGGGTAGGTTCAATGATCCTTCAGGATATCCCATGCCCTTACTAGGTAAGGAAAAATATAAAGCAGGTCTTCTAAAATAGTTACTTAACGGGTTGTTTAGCATGTTTTCTCCAAAAACAGTAGTCATAAATATAGATATATTTATAGGTAAAACTATGTCCGAAATAAATACTGCCCAAATTAACGAAGAATTAGCCAAATTGTCCGAAGCATTGCGTTCCGCTAGCGGTGGAATGTATCAGTCATTAGCAGAAGTTGAAAAAGAAGATTTAAAGACTCAGCGTAAAAAAAATGCACAGGATTTTGTTGAAGCATTAAAACAAACATCCAAACAATTGGGTTCAGCCGGAGTGCAGTTTGTGCAAACTATGCATAGTTCTCAACAAGGTATGCACAAGTATGCTGGAAGTATAACAGCCGCCGGATCAGCTATTTCAGACTTTGCTGGAAAATTTGGAATCTTAGGTAAAATTGTGGGCGGTGTTGCTACTGTTTTTACTAAACTTTTTACATCAGCACTAAAACAAAATGATGAGTTAATTAGTAGTTTTAATGAATTAAGCAGTTTAGGTTCATTAACTTCAGGGGGTATTCAAGAATTAAACAAGCAACTACTTTCTATTGGATTAACCTCTGAAACTGCTGCAACTTTTGCAAAAGTAATAAGCAGAGTAAATTCTGAATTAGCGGTGTTTGGTGTAGGTGCAAGCGAGGGTAGAAAAAAGTTAGTAGGAATTACCGAACCATTTTTTGCTTTAGGTAGCAAGTATGAATTTGAATTAGCTAGATTGGGTTATTCTACCGATGAGATGCGTGAAGGTGTAGCATCTTACATATCAAGCCAAATAAAAATGGATCATGCACAAAAAAGATCCACTAGTGATTTAGCAAAAGAAGCACAAAAATATATGGTTACTCTAAAACAATTACAAGAGTTAACTGGGTTGAGTGCAGATGAACAACAAAAGGCAATTGAACAAGCGCAAGCAGATGCTAGGTTCAATATGATGTTGAGCACAATGGACAGAGAAGAGGCTGAAAATTTAAAACTATTAATGCCTATCTTGCGAGAATTTGGTCCTACAATTACTAAAGGTGTTCAAGAATTTTTATATAGCGGTGGGTCTATTGTTAGCGATGAAGTAGCAACAGTGTTTAGATCATTTCCTAACATTGGACAAGAATTGCTAAACGTTCAGAGAACCGGTGCAGAGGGAATAGCCAAATTTACTAAAAACTTTTCTTCCAGTATGATGGAAGTATTTGGTCCTAATGGCCCATTATACAGTAGTATAATGGTTAGTACCGATGCGTTTGACACACTAACCGGTGGGCATCAAGCAATGAATACGGCGATGAAGTTCAATCAAATGTCGTTGAAACAAGCAGTCGATGCCACTAAAAAGGCTAACGATCTTAAGGGTAAAGAAAACAAAGAAGTAGATGAAGCAGTAAAAGCAAGACAAAAAGAAAGATCATTAATTCAATCTTATCAAACTATGCTACAAAAAGTTTCGGGATTTTTTGTTGCCATTATGGAAAAGGTTCAAACGGTGATGTTTCATTTTGGTAAGTTTCTAGCAACTATGATAGAAAAGTTTGGTCCAAAAATTGGCATTGATATTAAGCCCGGTGAATTAACTAATTTTTTTAAAACTCCGGAAGAATTATCAAAAGATTTAGCTGCACAAATGGAAAAAACTTCCGCAATACAACAAAAAATAGATGCTAGACAGAGAGAACTTGAAGGCATAAAATCAGGAACTATAACAGGTGATACTTATAAAAAGTTAGCCAATGAAGCTAAAAAAGATATTCAAAAATTACAGGATGAAGCAATAATTTTTGCAGACAATCCATTGTATGATTTTGAAAAGGCACAAAAACAGCTAAAAGAATTAAAAAATGCTGAAAAAACCTATGCCGACTTGTCTAAGCAATCGTCAGAACAACAGTATGCCAGCAGAAAAGAAGCATTAGAACGAGAAATTAAATTATTAGAAGAACAAAAAAAGCAAGAAAAAGAAATAAGCGATATAGTAAACCAAAGAGTTTCACTTACCGACACTAAACGACTAGCTCCCAATGTTCAATACAGTACTACCAGCATTGGCACAAGAGCCCCTGAAGAAGTGATTGCAAGTAGACAGTCTGCACAAAAAGAACTAGCAACATTAGGTGCAGGTAGAGAAAGTACAATACTCAAGTCGTTGAACTTAAAATCACCCGAAAGTATAGCCGGCGGAAAAGCAGAGCCGCAAACTTTAGCAATGGCTGAAAAGATACAAAATAAATTTGCTGAATTGGGCAAAACGGTTAAATTTACTGCGTTAAATGATGCATTCCATAAACAGCAATATCCTAACAGCAAGCATACTATAGGCAAGGCGTTAGACTTTGCAATAAGTCCTGCTCCCGCTAATATAGAAGAAGCTAAAGTATATAAAGAAATATTAAAAGATTTAGGTGCTTACAAAGTATTGGATGAATATTTTGAAGACAAAAATGAAAAAACTACGGCAGGTCATTTTCACGTAGAAGTAGCTAAATTTGGTGGTAAATTTTCAGGCCCCGAAATGGGCTATCCGGTTATGCTTCATGGAAAAGAAAGTGTTTGGCCTGAAAAAGAATTATCATCATTGTTAAATGAAGTCAAAAAATCTAGTCTAACACAATACAAAGAAGAGTTATTGGCGGAAGTAAAAAATCAAAATACTACGACACCAATGGTATCTGGGATAACCAATAATCAATCTTCTTTGAGTGATATGATAGGTAGATCATTTGATGATTTTGGTAGAAAGTTAGATGTAGTAATAGGTGTATTGGAAAGAACGCACAATGTTCAAGACGAATTATTAACATACACCAAAGCTTAATTGATAAATATAAATCATGTCATATAAAAAACGTTTTTCTAATCTTACCGGTCAACTAAGCCCAATATCAGGGGGGAATAGCAACGGAGGCGCCTGGAATAGTGCAGGCTACAATCAAGGTCCAACCGGTGGATGGAATAATACCGAATTTGGGTATAAAAATTATCAAAGCAGATTGCCGGAAGTATACACTGGCCACCCCAATAGGATAGAGCGTTACAATCAATACGAAATGATGGATGTTGATGCTGAAATTAATGCATGTTTAGACATCATTGCAGAATTTAGCACTCAAAAAAATTTACAAAACAATACACCATTTGAAATAGAATTTCATGAAGATCCCACACCGCATGAAGTAGAATTAATTAAAAAACAATTACAGCAATGGTGTAAATTGAACGAGTTTGATACTCGGGTTTTTAAAATTTTTAGAAATACAATAAAGTACGGAGATCAAGTCTTTATAAGAGATCCTGAAAATTTTAAGCTTTATTGGGTAGACATGACTAAAGTTAGTAAGGTCATTGTAAATGAAAGTGAAGGTAAGTTACCTGAACAATATGTAATTAAGGACATAAATCCAAATTTACAGAATTTAAGTATAGCAGAAAAAACTACTACAGATTTTCAAGCACAACCACCAACCGCAGGCTATTCAGCACCGTATAGCTATACTGTACCAAATGAACCATATGGAACAACTGGTAGCAGATTTAGTTTAGGTTTAAATGAAGCTGCGATTGATGCTAAACATATTGTGCATTTAAGTTTGACCGAAGGCCTAGATAGATATTGGCCTTTTGGTCAAAGTATCTTAGAAAATGTTTTTAAAGTATATAAACAAAAAGAATTACTAGAAGATGCTATTCTTATCTATCGAATAAGCAGAGCACCTGAACGTAGAGTATTTAAGATTGATGTTGGTAATATGCCAAGTCATATGGCTATGGCTTTTATCGAAAGAATTAAAAACGAAATACACCAAAGAAGAATACCCAGTATTCAAGGTGGCCAATCAGTATTAGATGCCACATACAACCCGTTAAGTATTAACGAAGACTATTTCTTTCCGGTAACCGAAGGAGGTAGAGGAAGCGATGTTACTACTTTGCAAGGCGGGCAAAATTTAGGTGAAATTGATGATTTGCGATATTTTAATAATAGATTGGCTAGGGGATTAAGAGTACCTAGCAGCTACTTACCAACCGGTCCTGATGATAATACAACCCCTTTAAGTGACGGTAGGGTAGGTACTGCAATGATTCAAGAGTATAGATTTAACGAATATTGCAAAAGATTACAAAATTACATAAGTCAAAAGCTCAACGATGAATTTAAATTATTCATGCGTTGGAGAGGTCTTAATATTGATAGCGCACTTTTTGATATCAAATTTGGCGCTCCTCAAAATTTTGCAGCGTACAGACAAAGTGAACTAGACTCTGCTAGGGTTACTGTATTTCAAACTATGGAAGCTTTTCCTTATATTAGTAAGCGTTTTGCTATGCAACGCTTTTTAGGTTTGAGCGAGGAAGAAATTGCAGAAAATAGCAAACTGTGGTTTGAAGAAAGAGAAAAACCTGATGAGTTCGAGCCTGCCGGCGCCGATCTAAGAAGCATTGGTATTAGTGCGGGTGATATAGAAACGGATAGTGAAGCGGCAGAAAATATTCCTAATGAAGGAACACCTGAACAAATGCCGCCTGAAATAGGCCCGGCCGTTGCTGGACCCGAAGCAGCGCCTCCGGCGGGTCAAACTCCGGCGCCCCCTCCCGTGGCATAATAGATAAATAATATTATGAATCTACACGAAATGTACAGCGCACCAGTTCAAGGATACCAAGATCCCAAAGATGATCAAAGTAAGTATAAATGGACTGAAACAAGAAAAACAAAGCTTACGTTAAGACAACTACGTAAGTTAAGAAAAATGCTGGATGTACGAAATTACGAACAAGCAAAAAATTTAAAAAAAATTCGTAAACAATATACTCCCCCTTCAACAGAAACGCCCGGAATTTAATAATTTACCACCAAAAGTGCAAAAAAATAGCACTTATTGCAGCATTTTCCCGTCTTTGGTGTAAATATAATACAAAGCCATTTTTTATCAGGAGAAAAAAACAATGGATAACAAAAAATTTGAACAACTTATTGATTTAATAATCAATGAGGATGAAGATAAAGCTCGTGCCTTATTTCACGATATCGTAGTAGAAAAAAGTCGTGAAATTTATGAATCCATGATGATGGATGAAGAAATGGTCGATAGCCCAGTAGAAGGTTTATTGGATGAAATTTCTGCGGAAGAAGAAGGTATGACAGAAGCAGAAGACGAAATGGTCGATATCGAAGTTGATGACGATATGGGCGCCGAAGATGAAATCGAAATGGATTCCGATGAAATGGATTCTGACGAAGAAGGTGATCTAGAAGATCGCGTCGTTGATCTAGAAGACAAATTAGATGAACTAATGGCAGAATTCGAAGAATTAATGAATAAAGACGAAGACATGTCAGACGAAGAATCTGAAGAAGATTCTGACGAAGAAGACATGATGGAAGCAAAGCATGACGAAGACGATGAAGAAATGTCAGAGTCAAAGCATGGTGAAGATGACGAAGAAGAAACTTTAGAAGAAGCTATTCAACTACAAAAAGTTTCAGTTACCCATGGGGACAACGGTCAGTATACAAAAAGCCCAGTAAGCAATGGTCCTAAAGTTTCCGGAAACGGTGCTAGTGCAGCAAATATTGCTAAAGGCGGAGATGCAGGAAAGGGCGGAACACAAGGTGGTCTATTAAATCCAGCTACTAAAGATTTGCCTCACGCAGGTAAGTTTAAGAATGCACCTGGTGCAGGAAAGTTTAGTGAAACAGGCGAAGCAGCACCTAAACCAAAACACGGTGACGATGGTGTAAATGCGAAAAGTCCAGTTGCAGAATCTAAAAAAGCAACTAAAAAAATTATCAAGAAGTAAAATAGGAACCTGAGAATAAATGGCTTTATATCTCACATCGCAGGAAGAACGCTTGAGTGCTACCACTCAAGCGTATCTGTACAAATGGACTCACGTACCTAGTCAAAAATGGTACGTGGGATCACGTACCGCGGCAGGATGCCATATTAATGACGGATATATTTGTTCTAGTAAGACAGTAAAACCGATGATTGTAGAAAATGCATCTGAATGGCATAGAGATATTTTGTGTATCGCTGACCCATCTTATATTTTAGAATTAGAATTTAAATATTTAAGTAATTTGGATGCAAAGAATGACCCAATGTGTTTTAATAGACACAACGGCGATGGCAAATTTACATCGACTGGTAAAACAGTTTCAAAAGAAACTAAAACAAAAATGAGCAAATCTAGAACTGGTGTTAAAAAAACAGAAGATCATAAATTAGCACTTAGTTTGGCTCACAAAAATGCAGAATACTTATTAACAAGAGAACCAAAGTTTGGGGAAGAAGCTCCTAGGTTCGTTGGGTATTATGTTGCGCCAAATGGTGAAAAATTTTCGTCAGCCTACAATGCAGGTGATGCAATCGGAGTATCTGCGCCGACTATACGCAAATGGTCTAAGAATAATTTAAATGGTTGGAAATTTCAACCTAAGGTAAAAGTATAATGGCACTCTATTTAAAAGAGAATCTAACTTTCGACCGCGCACAAATGGTGGTCGAAAGTGAAGGTGAGGGAAATAAAAAGAACCTTTACATGAAGGGCATTTTTATTCAAGGCGGGGTCAAAAACGCAAATGAGCGCATTTATCCGGTTAATGAAATAGAAAAAGCTGTTGTAACTCTAAACGAACAAATCAGTGATGGTCTTTCAGTATTGGGGGAAGTCGATCACCCGGATGATTTAAAAATCAATTTAGACCGAGTAAGTCACATGATAACAAATATGTGGATGGACGGAGCTAATGGTTTTGGAAAGTTAAAAATTCTTCCGACTCCTATGGGTCAGCTAGTGCAAACTATGCTAGAAAGTGGAGTCAAACTAGGTGTTAGTAGCAGAGGAAGCGGAAACGTTGATGATGCTACCGGTAAGGTTAGTGACTTTGAAATAGTCACTGTGGATATTGTCGCACAGCCTAGTGCCCCAAATGCTTATCCTAAAGCTATCTATGAAGGCATGATGAACATGCGTCATGGTCATCGATTATTGGGTATAGCAAAGGACGCACAAAACGACAAAAAAGTACAGAGATATCTAAAGGACGAAGTAGTTCGTCTTATTAAGGATCTCAAGTTAAGATAAGGGGAAGTAAGCATGTTTGATGCTATAAAGCCATTACTTGAAAGCGGAATCATCAATGAAGAAACCAGCCAAGCTATTAATGAGGCATGGGAATCTAAGTTGAATGAAGCGCGTGAGCAAGTACGTGCAGAATTACGTGACGAGTTTGCACAACGTTACGAGCACGATAAAAATATAATGGTCGACGCCCTAGACAAAATGGTAACAGAAAGTTTGTCAGCAGAAATAGAAGAATTTAATGCTGAACGACAAGCAATGAACGAAGACCGAGTTAAAGCGAAGCAAAAACTACATGAAAATGCAGTCAAGTTCAATAATTTTATGGTAGAAAAACTATCAGAAGAAATTAAAGAACTACGTGCTGAGCGTAAACTACAGCTTGAAAGTCAAGCTAAGCTAGAACAATTTATTGTTCATGCATTAGCTCGTGAAATTAAAGAATTTGCACAAGACAAACAAGCAGTAGTAGAAGCAAAGGTTAAGTTAGTTGCTGAAGGACGTAAACAACTTGAAGCACTAAAACAAAAATTTGTTACAGAAAGTGCAAAGAGATTGAACGTCGCTGTTGCATCTCAGTTAAAGGGTGAAATTAGTCAATTAAAAGAAGATATCAAAATTGCACGTGAAAATGATTTTGGTAGAAAAATCTTCGAATCTTTTGCAAGTGAATACAGTGGCACTTATTTAAATGATAAGGCTGAAACACGCAAGCTACTAGCACAAATGCAAGAAAAAGAAATTCAATTGGCTGAAGCCATTAGCAAAGTAAATGAAGCTAAGAAATTAGTGGAATCAAAAGAACGTGAAGTTCGTATTATTAAAGAAAATAACCAACGTCAGAAGGTTATGGATGAGTTGCTATCTACATTAAATGAAGAAAAGGCAACAGTAATGCGTGACTTACTAGAAAGCGTCCAAACACCTCGTCTACAGGCCGCTTTCGATAAGTATCTCCCAAGTGTTTTAAATGCAATTTCTGAAAAGAAAGAGGCCAAAAAGCCAGTTCTAACCGAAAGCATAAAAGAAATTACTGGGGATAAGACTGCCGTGACACAAAAAGTTGAGAGCGAAGAGCGTGATAACGTTATTGAGCTTAGACGTTTGGCAGGGCTTTAATACAAAAGACATAAAATTTTAGGAGAAATATAAATGTCACAAGTTCTATTAGAAAGCCGTTGGGACGAGACCAAAGAAGCCCTACTTGAAGGTCTTAAAGGTACTCGCCGCTCAACAATGGGTGTAATTTTAGAAAACACCCGCAAACAGTTACTTTCAGAAAGTACTGCAGGTACAACAACTGCCGGTAATATCGCAACACTAAATCGCGTTATTCTACCAGTCATTCGTCGTGTTATGCCAACCGTTATTGCTAACGAATTAGTTGGTGTTCAACCAATGACAGGACCAGTTGGTCAAATTCACACACTACGTGTTCGTTATGCACAGTCACTAACTGACAACAGTGCAGCACAAACAAGCGTAACAGCAGGTGAAGAAGCACTAAGCCCATTCAAGATTGCTCAGGCTTATTCTCGTACAGCGCAGTCAGTAGGAACTACATCTAGCTACACAGCAGCAGATACTGCTAGTCTAGAAGGTAACGGCGGTAAGCAGATTTCCGTACAAATCTTACGTCAGGCGGTTGAAGCTAAGTCACGTAAACTACAAGCTCGTTGGACATTTGAAGCAGCACAAGATGCTCAATCACAGCATGGTATCGATGTTGAAGCAGAAATTATGGCTGCATTGGCACAAGAAATTACTGCTGAAATTGATCAAGAAATTCTATTAAGCCTATCAACATTGGCTTCAACAGAGTTTACATACAACCAAGCTACTGTTTCAGGTACTGCTACATTCGTCGGTGACGAACACGCTGCACTAGCGGTTCTAATTAACCGTGTTGCAAACTTGATCGCTCAACGTACTCGTCGTGGTGCCGGTAACTGGGCTGTTGTTTCTCCAGCTGCACTAACTGTTCTACAGTCAGCAACAACTTCAGCTTTTGCACGTACAACTGAAGGTACATTCGAAGCTCCAACCAATACTAAGTTTGTTGGTACACTAAATGGTGCAATGCGTATTTTCGTTAATACCTATGCTCCTGATACACAACCAGTTCTAGTTGGTTACAAAGGTACAAGTGAGACCGATGCAGCAGCATTCTACTGCCCATACATTCCATTAATGAGCAGCGGTGTTGTTCTAGACCCATCAACATTCGAACCAGTCGTGAGCTTCATGACTCGTTACGGATATATCGAATTAACGAACACTGCAAGTTCGTTTGGTAACGCGGCTGACTATTTAGGCGAAATCGCAGTCAGCAACTTGACATTCCAGTAAAATATTATTTTACCAATGTAAAGAGAAAGGGCACTTAAGTGCCCTTTCTTATTGTATAACCTAGAATAAATGATAGTATAAATACATTACAGGATCAAATGTATGACTATCAAGCAAGAAATTCACAGTATCATTATAAACAACCCCAAACATTTCTCTAAGATAATAAGAAAAAATTCAACTTTGTGTCAATGGGTAGAAGCAAATTCATCTACTAGCGATATAAATTTTGCTGCAAAAATATATTCGGCGTTGTATTCAGATTCAGGGACGTGTACCGTTGGCAATCATAAAAAATTTCGTAGTATTAACGATGGGTTTGGATTTTGTGGCAAATCTTCAGTATGCCAATGCAACCGACAATCTGTGTCTGAAAAAGTATCTACTACTAAATCATCGAGAACAAAAAAAGAAGTAGAATCGGAAAATATTAAGAGGGTGAACACTAATTTGGCTAGATATGGGGTCACCAACGTTGGGCAAACCATGTCTGCTAAATTGGGACATGATTCTTTATATAAAAACATTGATAAGGTAGCTGAAATAACAAATAAAATAAAAAAAACTAAATTAGATCGGTACGGCACTTCGGGGTTTAATAACAGAAAGAAAGCAACATCTACTAACTTAGCCAAATACGGCGTACAAAACACCTGGTCACTGAACGAAAACAAACAAAATCCAAATCTAGAAAAACTAAAAAATAAGGAATTACTGCAAGAGCTATTCCCTAAATATTCAGTCGAACAAATAGCATTGCTTTTGGGAGTACATGCTCAAACCGTTTATTATTATTTGGGTATGCATGAGTTACGAGAACCATATAAATCTACATTCGAACAGGAAATTTTACTGTTTCTTAAAGAAAACGGTATAACCAATGTTTTCACTAATACTAGAAAAATTATAGGTAAAGAGTTGGATATTTTTATTCCAGACGCTAAATTGGCTATAGAATATAACGGTGAATACTGGCATCACCAAAATGTCCCCCATATCAATAAAACCTATCACTATGATAAATTTTTAGAGTGCGAATCCAACGGGATCACGTTGCTTACTATATTTGGTAATTCATGGAAACACAAAAAAGATATATGGAAACAAAAAATATTAGCTAAGTTGGGGTTAGCCGCACACCGGGTATACGCTAGAAACACTACCGTGGTTGAATTGCAGGCCAAAGATACGAAAAAGTTTTTAAATGACTACCATATTCAAGGATACTGTACATCGCAACTGTGCTATGGACTGGAAGAGAAGGGTACACTAGTGGCAGTAATGACCTTCTCAAAAAACAGGGCAGGAATAGGAAAAAATAGAGGAGAAGATACGTATGAGTTGGTTAGGTATGCTACCGCAAAAAACGTAGTGGCAGGTGCATCTAAGCTGCTGCATCATTTTATAAAAACACAAAAACCTAAAATTATAATATCGTATTCGGATAATTTATATAGTACGGGTAGCATGTACAAAAAGTTGGGGTTTGCTTTAGAGGGAGAGAATAAAGTAGGGTATTGGTATTATGATCCCAAACATAAAAAACAATATCATAGGTATAACTTCACAAAACATAAATTGGTTTTAGCTGGATTTGACCCTACGAAAACTGAAAATCAAATAATGAGTGAACGAGGATTTTTGAAGATTTGGGACTGTGGTTCTAGAACTTGGATCAAACAACTGACTTAGGAGTAAATTAAAATGGTAGATCGAATAGCGGAAGTATTAGAAGACGGGACCGTTTATTGTTTTGACATGGACAAGTGTGCCAATGAAGCAGAGCGAATACTAGAGGAATTATATCATAAAGAAGATACAGAGTTAGAGTTGGATTATACAGCGACTGTATATAGTTTGTTTATTAATGCAGTGCATATTTTGTCAATTTCAGGTTGGTCAACCGAAGAATTAATTGAGGAAGTATTAACTCATTCAAACGCGGATAATATTTCCGATGATTATTTGATAAAAATCCAGCTTTACGATAAATACTACACAGTATAATCAATTCTCAATCGGGATGGGAAGGCAAAAAAGCAGGCTAGCCTGCTTTTTTGTTGGTTGCCAAAACTACAATTGTCAAAAAATGATAAATAACTAATAAAAGAAAATATTTGGAACCATACATGGCAGCAGATCCATTCAACAGTAAAAGCGGTTACACAGTAGGCATCCCTCCTTATACAGTTATTGATGCTAACGGTAATATATACGCTAATTTCGCAGAAATAGGAAACGTAACAATAAGTGGTGATCAAGTTGTTACTGGTACGATATCGGCTAATTTGTTTACAGGCACATTTGAGGGTAACATAACAGGTAACTTTGTTGTTCCTGGATTGAACACTTGGGTAGTTTATAATGATAATGGTAACGCTAATGCCAGTCAATATTTTACATTTGATAGCACAGAGAGATTAGTTACTATTGACGGGGATTTAGTGGCCAATTCTATAACATTGGGGTCTCAGTCATTAGAGTTTTCTACACAGCGTGTATTCTTCGCTACAACTTCAAGTAATGCACCTGATCAGGTTTTATATACAGTAGATGCTAGTACAATCATTTCAATAGATTTTACTATCATCGCAACTGATACAGTAGGCAATAACAGACAAACAAGTAAATTATTTGCTAGTATATTGGGAACAGAAGTAGGATATTACGAAATTGCCACAATTGATGTGCCTTATTTAGGCCCGGGTGTAGGTGATTTTGTAGTAAGATATAATGCAGGAAATATTGAACTCACTGTTCAACCTGTAACCGCTTCATTAGTTGACTATCGTATTATGGTAACAAGTTATAAAGAATAAGGAAAAATAAAAATGGCAATTAGAACCTTTAACTCAGTTGGTGGATTTTCAGTAGGAGAAACACCTACTACGATTATTCTATCTAATGGAGACATTACTACTGCTAATGGTACTTTTACTGCTAATGTTTCTGCATTAAGAGTTAGAACCGATAATCTATTATATGCTAACGGAGTTCCTTGGGACTTCCAACAAGCTGCGGGTACGGGTAATTATCAAATACAATATAATAATAACAATGATTTTGGTGCTAGTGCTAATTTTACATTTGACCCAACTACAAATTTATTGACAGTAAGCAACGGTAGTGCAATTGTATCAGGAAATGTGACTGCATCTGCATTTTTTGGTAATTTTTCTGGTAACATAGTAGGAAACATAACAGCCGCAGGCACCAATACACAAGTTCAATTTAATAGTAATGGTATATTAGCAGGTAGTTCTGCGTTCACATTTGACTCTTCTGCTAACACATTAACAATTGGTGGAAATTTAACTTCAGGTAATGCTAATTTAGGTAACGTAGCAACGGCTAACTTTTTAACAGGAACACTAACTACTGCCGCGCAACCGAACATTACTAGTTTAGGTACATTAAGTAGCATAAGTGTAGCTCCTACGGGTATAATTACCGGAGCTAACTTAATAAGTGCTAATTTTGTAACAGGCACGTTAACTACTGCGTTGCAACCTAACATTACACAAGTTGGGACATTGGGTAGTTTAAGTGTTATCGGTAACGCATTAGTGGGTAATTTAACTGGTGCAAATATTGTTGTAGGTAATTTCTTGCAGGGAACACTAACTACTGCTGCTCAACCTAATATCACCAGTTTAGGAAATTTAACTAGCTTAACCGTTACAGGTAATGGTAATATTAATGGTAATATTAATGGTGGTAATTTAGGTGTATCAGGCAGAGTCATAACATCGTTAGTTCCGGCTCCCAATGATACATTAACATTAGGTAATACAGGCAATGTTTGGAACAGTTTGTTTGTAAGTAATATTAACATAGGCACTACATTTATAAGATCCAGTGCTAACGTTATACTAATGGATTCTGCTAACATTGGTAACAATCTATCCACACAAACACTTACTGTTAGAGATAGTGGTACGGTTCAAGGCAACTTGACAGTAGCAGGTTCGTTAACAGTTTCCGGTAACACAACATACATTAATGTTACTAATTTAGATATTTCTGATCCGCTTATTGGTTTAGGTGGAACGGGTAATGGTGGAAATGCTACATCATATGACGGTAAAGATCGTGGTATGATACTTTATAACTACTATGCTAATAGTAGTGGCCCAATTAATCAAGCATTTGTTTGGAAAACAGGAAGTAATGAATTTCAGGCAATATCGCAAATAGATACAATCACTAATGAAGTTATAACCGCAAGTGCGTATGGAAATGTTAGGGGTGACACATTCATAGGTAACTTGAGTGGCACCATACTAACTGCTGCACAGCCTAATATTACTAGTTTGGGCACACTAGCCAATCTAACTATTAGTGGTAATTTAAGAGTTAACACTACTGCTAACGTAAATTCGTTAGTTGCAGGTGGGCTAACATACCCGGTGGTTGATGGATCCACATCGCAAGTATTGTCAACTTACGGTAACGGACAACTCTACTGGGCTACAATTAGCACCAGTAGTTTAGCTAACGGTAATAGTAACATTGTCGTTTATTCTAGTGGAAACGTTGCTATTAGTGCTATAGGAACCGCTAACGTACTTACTGTATCTAATACTACAGCACGTGTTAACGGCATATTAAATGTAACCGGAAACCTAACATCGGGTAATGCGAACGTAGCTAATTTAATAATTAGCAATTCCACAATTCGTTCAGTTACAGTAACCACAACTAGCACGGGTGCGAATCAAACAATAGCAACTGTTTCTACAACCGGTGTGCGTGGAGCAATTTTTGATGTTACTGGTCAAGAAACCGCCGGAGGTAAATATAGTATTGCAACGGTGTATTGTGTACATGATGGGGTAAATGTAGATTACTCTGTTTCAGGTACAGTATTATTAGGTGGAGCAACAGGAAGTTTATTGGTTAATTTAATTGGATCTAATTTATTCTTAAGCGTAACCCCCACAAGTAGTAATCTTACTACATGGACAACACAATATAGAACAATTTAATTGAAGGCCGTATAACGAAATATTATGGCAATAACGAAATTTAACGTAGTTGAAGGTCTTTCAGTAGGCGACATTGTTAGATACGATGTTATCGACAATGCCGCAAATGTAAGCGCCAACAACCTAACCGTAACTGCTAATTCTAATTTAGGCTCTGTTAGTAATGTAAAAATATCCGGAGGAGTTAGTGGTTATATATTACGTACTGACGGAACCGGAAACTTGTCATGGATAAATCCCGGCACCGCAGGTTTAGCAGGTTCCAACACACAAATTCAGTTTAATAATAATGGTGTTTTTGGGGCTAGTACAAACCTTACGTTTAATATAGGAAGTAACGTATTAACTACCACTAATATAGACGTAGTTGGAAATTTAACTTCAGGTAATGCAAATTTAGGAAATTTAACAATTTCGTCTTCTGCTAATTTTAATTTAGCATCAGATGTAAATTTAGGTAATATCAGTAACTTACACATATCGGGTGGAAACGCAGGATATGTTATTAAAACAGACGGTACTGGTAATTTATATTGGGGAATAGATACTACTGCCGCCGGAGGGTCTAACACACAGGTTCAGTTTAATGACGGCGGCACACTGAGCGGAAATTCAAATTTTACGTTTGACAAAAATACAGCGTTGTTAAACGTAGTCGGAAATATAAATTCATTAAATGCTAATTTAGGAAATTTAGTAAGTGCCAACTTCTTTGAAGGGAACGGCAGTTTATTATCTAGCATAACCGGTGCTAATGTAACCGGTCAAGTAGGTAATGCTTTGATCGCCGGAACAGTATACACAAATGCACAACCCAATATTACTAGTCTAGGTAATTTATCTACCTTAAACGTAGTAGCAAACATTACGTCCGGTAATGCAAACTTAGGTAATATAGCTAGTGCAGCTTTTTTTAGTGGCAATGGGTCTTTACTAAGTTCAATAACCGGTGCTAATGTAACCGGTCAAGTAGCCAATGCATTAGTTGCGGGTACAGTGTACACAGGGGCTCAGCCAAATATTACTAGTTTAGGTACGCTGACTGAACTAACAGTAACAGCAAATACAACTACCGGAAACTTAAAAACAGATAACATACTGTATGCAAATGGTACTCCCTATAATTTTACAACAAATGCAGCAGGTGGCAACACTCAGGTTCAATTTAATGATGGTAATAGTTTCGCCGGCGCAAGTAGCTTTACTTTCGATAAAGTAACAAATACCTTAAATGTAACTAATTTCACAGTATCAAATGTAACAGCTAATGCAAGAGTTGAATTAGGAAATGTTTCTAATGTAAAGATTTCGGGCGGCACCCCAGGGTACATACTAAGCACTGACGGATTAGGAAACTTAAGTTGGGAAGCAGCAGGCGGCGCAGGATTTGTTGGAATTGTTAAAGACAATTTTGTGGGAGATGGCTCAAACACTGCATTTAACTTATCTACTACTGCAACCGGCGAAGAAGCAATAATCGTTAATATAGATGGTTTGGTGCAACAAGATTTCGTGTATACTGTAGCAGGCAGTGTACTAACATTTAGCTCTCCTCCTACATTTGGGGCTAACATTGAGGTGACTATATTTGGTGCATTGTCATTATCTCAATCAAATACGCAGATTTTATATTTAAGTGGTAATAATTTAGCAGGTAGTAACAATTTTGTTTTTGATGATACTACTAATACATTAAGTGTAAACAATATTTCTTCTGTAAGTAATGTATCAGCAGGTAACGTCAAAACAGACAATTTGTTGTATGCAAATGGCACTCCCTATAATTTTACAACAAATGCAGCAGGTGGCAATACTCAGGTTCAATTTAATGATGGTAATAGTTTTGCCGGTAGTGCAAACTTTACATTTGACAAAGCTACAAATACGTTAAGTGTAACCAACATAATAGGTAACGGCGCTGGCATAACTTATATCACTGGTAGTAATGTAAACGGTCAGGTAAGCAACGCATTGGTTGCAGGGACCGTTTATACCAACAATCAACCAAACATAACTAGTTTGGGTAATCTAAGCAGTTTAAATGTAGTAGGAAATGCAAGTTTAGGCAATTTAATAGTAACAGGAAATGTATTGGGATCCTTAATTCCTGATGCAAATGTAATCTACGATTTAGGATCCAATACACATCGCTGGAATGATTTATATTTATCCGGTAATACTATATATTTGGGTGAGACCGTCCTAACATCTGATAGTTCAGGTATAACAGCCGCAGGTAATATCAATGCTAGCAATGCTAATTTAGGTAATTTAGTTAGTGCAAATTATTTTGCAGGAAACGGCTATCTACTAAGCAATTTAAACGGTAGTAATGTCAGCGGGCAAGTAAGCAATTCTTTAATTGCAGGTACAGTCTACTCAGCAAATCAACCTAACATCACTAGTTTGGGATCTTTATCTGATTTGTCAGTTAGTGGTAATACTACTATTGCAGGTAATCTAACTGTATCAGGTACTACCGTATATGCAAATGTAACTACTCTTAATGTAAAGGACCCCGTAATAGAATTAGGAGGTACCGGCAACAATGATCCGCTAACTAACAATGACGGCAAAGATAGAGGAACGTTATTACATTATTACACCACATCACCTGTTGATGCATTTATGGGTTGGGATAACTCAAATGGCGAGTTTGGGTTTGGTAGTAATGTTTCAATAACCAATGAAGTAGTTACGTGGAATACATATGGCAATATACGAGCAGGTTATATTTATGGTAATGGTGCATTTTTAACTGGATTACCGGAGCAATACTCAAATGCCAATGTAGCCAATTATTTGCCTACATACACTGGTAATTTAACTGCGGGCAATATCACCGGTACCAACTTAATTAGCGCAAACTATTTTCAGGGCGATGGTAGTTTATTAACTAATCTTAATATCGCTAATGCTAGTGTGGCTAACGCTAATTACGCAGCCTTCGCCGGAAACGTTACTATAGCAGCGCAACCAAATATTACTAGCTTAGGTACACTAAGTTCATTGACAGTAAGTGGATTAATAACTGCAACGGGTACCGGAATAAAAACGGCCAACATATACGACAGTAGCACCACATTGACCATTGAGACTAGGTACAATAATATATCAGGTGACGCAGGTATTTACGGAAATTTGACAGTAGGTACGAGCGGAACAGGTAATGTTACTGCGTACAATGCTAACTTAGGCAATTTAGTAACTGCTAGCTATTTTTCAGGAAATGGCTCATTGTTGAGTTCACTCACCGGTGCCAATGTAACTGGGCAAGTAAGTAATTCTCTAATATCTGGCACTGTATATACAAATGCGCAACCCAATATTACTAGTTTGGGTAACCTATCGTCATTAGTGGTTGCGGGTAATGCTTCTTTTACTGGGTCAAACGTTTTTATCTCTAATGTTGCCAATTTAAAAATTCCGGGCGGCTTAAATGGATATGTCTTAAAAACAGACGGCACCGGCAATCTAAGTTGGGGATTAGATACCACCGATTATAGCAATGCTAATGTAGCAAATTATTTGCCTACCTACACAGGATTGATATCCGGAACATTAACAACCGCTGCACAGCCCAATATAACAAGTTTGGGTACACTTACTTCGCTAAGCGTAACAGGCAATACTACGTCTGGTAATTTACTTACATCAGGTAATGTTATAGCCAGCACATTGATTAGTAATGTTTCTACCGGAACCGCCCCGTTTACAGTATCTAGTACCACTAGAGTAAGTAACTTAAATGTGAGTTATTCGAATGTCAGTGATTACTCTAACGTAATGCAGCAGTCATCTGGTAATGTGTATCCAGTATTCATTGATAATTTTGCAAATGGTAATTATGCATTAGGAGTTAATAGTTCGATTTCTCTAAATGTAAGTAATGGTGTATTGACTGCGGGTGGATTCCAGTCAGGTTCCGGAAGCGGAGGAAATGTCACTGGTGCAAATTACGTAATTGCAAACTACTTTCAGGGCGACGGTAGCTTACTTACAAATTTAAGTATCGCAAATGCTAGTGTAGCCAATGCAAATTACGCTGCATTTGCGGGAAACGTCACGTTAGCAGCACAGCCCAACATTACTAGTTTAGGTACGTTAACTACTTTATCGGTTACCGCTAACATCACTGCGGGCAATGCTAATTTAGGTAATTTAGCTACTGCAAACTTTTTCACCGGTAATGGATCACTGTTAAGTTCGATCACAGGAGCCAACATAACCGGACAAGTGGGTAATGCTTTGATTGCCGGCACCGTCTACACAAACGCACAGCCTAATATTACTAGTTTGGGTACATTAACTTACCTAACTGTTACCGCTAATATCACTTCGGGCAATGCTAATTTAGGTAATCTAACTATTGCAAACTTCTTTAGTGGCAACGGGGCATTGTTAAGCTCATTAACAGGAAGCAACATAACTGGACAAGTAAGCAATGCATTAGTGGCAGGCACAGTGTATACAAATGCACAGCCTAATATTACTAGTTTGGGTAATCTATCTACACTTACTGTTGTGGGTAATGCAACCGCCGGAAACTTAAAAGCTGTTAACGGAGTTGTTACACTTGATACTGGTATCATTACGGTATCTTCAGGAAATGCAGGTATATTTACAGTAGGAATAGGTAACATCAACATAGGTCTTGCTGGAAATGTAACGTTGGGAAGTCCAACGGGGAATGTAATTGTTCAGGGTAATTTGTCAGTTGCAAATGATACTACAATTACTAATTTAAAAATCAACGATTTATACAGCAATAGGACTCCTATTTCTGTGTCCACTGGAACCGTTATAGATAGCTTCAGTATAACCAAATACAGGTCAGCTAAATACACTATGCGTGTAAATAGCGATGCTGGGTATCAAGCGGTAGAGGCGTTGTTAATTCACGACGGTATAAACAGCTACGTGACTATATATGGAAGTTTATCTACTATAGGTACTGATATTATTACGTTAGCAACAGATATTAATTTAGGGAATGTTAGAATGTTGGCTTCCACTACATCGGCCAACACTACAGTAAATTTATTAGGAACGTATGTAGCAGACTAAAAGGGCATTAAAAATGACAATTAAATATTTTAACGTAAAACAAGGTATTACTACTGGTAATATCGTTATAGACGCGGCATCAGGCAATATATCTAATATTGGTAACATAACTTTATTAGGAGCTACTACTGCTAATTTAGGTAATTTAACTATATCTAATTACTTTCAAGGCGATGGTAGTTTACTATCTAGTTTAACTGGTGCTAATGTAACTGGGCAGGTTGGTAATGCATTAATTGCTGGCACGGTTTACACAAATGCACAACCTAATATTACTAGTTTAGGTACACTATCCTCTCTATCAGTGACGGGAACCACTACTAGTGGAAATGTTTATGCGAATTCAGGTACTATCGGTGCGTCATTGCTAACCGGTACGCTAACTACTGAGGCACAACCTAATATTACAAGTGTAGGTACTCTTTCTAGTCTAACTGTTGGAAACAGCACCGCTAACGTTCAAATTTCTGTAGGCATTAACGGTACATTAACCGCAACCGCTAATATTACCGCACCGTACTTTATAGGTAACGTTCAAGGTAACATCAGTGGTAACATTGTAGTTCCGGGAAACAATACCGCGGTACTATTTAATGATGGTGGTAACGCAGGTGCTAGTGATGCTTTCACATTCAACAAAGCTACTAATGTTGCTACAATTAGTGGTAATTTAACAACAATTAATGCAAATTTAGGAAACTTAGTAGTAGCTAACTATTTCGAAGGAAATGGTTACTTATTAACTAGCGTAAATGGTAGTAACGTTTCCGGTGATGTAGCAGGAGCCAACCACGCGAACGTCGCTGATGTTGCAAACAGTGTGTCAGGTAGCAATGTTTCCGGTCAGGTAGCCAATGCATTAGTTGCAGGCACTGTTTACACAAATGCGCAACCTAATATTACTAGTGTTGGTACATTAACAAGTTTAGTAGTTACCGGAACAGCAAATACAGGCGATGCATTAATAAGTGGTAACGCAACTATAACAGGTAATTTAACTGTTCAGGGTAATACAGTTTATGCTAATGTAGAAACATTAGTAGTAGAAGATCCTGTTATTGAATTAGGCGGTGGCCCTAATGGTGCACCATTAACTACCAATGACGGCAAAGACAGAGGAACATTACTTCATTATTATACTACTGCACCAGTAGATGCATTTATGGGTTGGGATAACTCAAACGGTGAGTTTGCGTTTGCTAGTAACGTAACTAACACCAATGAGGTAATGACCTTTAACAGTTATGGTAATGTCCGTGCAGAATACTTTTTAGGTAACGGTAGTCTCTTAACTGGGGTTGCGTCATCTAATACGGCAATTACAGTTACTGGAAACGATCAGCCAAACATTACTAGTCTTGGAACATTATCTACTTTAAGTGTTTCGGGTAATGTTACTTCAGGTAATGCAAGTTTAGGTAATTTAGTTACTGCAAACTACATTAGCGGCGACGGAAGTTTATTAACAAATATCACAGGTGGAAATGTTACTGGGCAGGTAGGTAATGCATTAATTGCAGGCACTGTTTATACAAATGCGCAACCCAATATTACTAGTGTAGGTACATTAAGTAACTTATCTGTTACTGGAAACGTGACGGCTGGTAATGTATTAACAAACAATTTATTATATGCAAACGGACAGCCTTATGATATCGTAACAGACCCTGCAGGCGCAAACACACAGGTTCAATTTAATGACAACGGGGTGTTTGGTGCAGTTGCAAACTTTACCTTTAACAAAGCAACTGATACTTTATTTGCTACGAATATTTCAGGTAATGGTTCTGGATTATCCAGTATCACCGGTGCTAACGTAACGGGTCAAGTAGGAAACGCATTAGTTGCGGGCACTGTTTATACGAATGCACAACCCAATATTACTAGTGTAGGTACATTAAGTAGCTTAACTGTTTCCGGATTGATAACAGCAACCGGCACTGGCATAAAAACAGCTAACATTTATGACAGCACATCGACTCTTACTATCGAAACTAGATACGGTAATGTAGCAGGTGATGCGGGTATATATGGAAACTTAACCGTCGGTACAAGTGGAACCGGAAACATTACAGCATACAATGCTAATTTGGGCAATTTAGTAGTTGGCAACTTCATACAAGGAACACTAACTACAGGTGCACAGCCTAATATTACAAGTGTCGGAACTCTCACGTCGTTAAACGTTAGTGGAAATACGACTACCGGAAATCTTCGTCTGAATGGTGGATTAACGAGCAACAGAAGTAATGTAAGTGTTTCTACCAATACAGTCATTGATCAGTTTAGTCCAAGTACTTATAGAACGGCAAAATATATTATTAGTGCAAGTGGAGATGATGGATTCCAATCAGTTGAAACATTGCTAGTCCATGATGGTACTAATTCATACATAACAATTTATGGTAGCATATGCAGTAATAATACCGCAGATATTATCGATTTGTCTAGTAATATCAATGGGGTATCTGGAAATGTGAGTGTATACGCGACATCTAGTAGTGCTAATGCAAAGGTAAACGTGGTTGTAACTTATATAAACACGTAATTTAGCGTTAGCTAAATAACAATTTGAGAATACAGGGATAATGGAACTGTGACATTTAAGTATTTTAACGTTAAGAACGGCTTAACGACCGGCAATATTACTTTAAATTCAAGTAATAGCAATGTAACGGCAAATTATTTTAGTGGCACAGGAGCTGTATTAAGTGGTAACGTAACCGCCAACTACTTTATAGGAGATGGCGGTTTTTTATCCAATCTAAGTGTATCTACTGGTAATTCGCTAGTTAATGGCAATAGTAATGTTTCTGTTTCTGCTAATGGAAATGTATCAATAAGCGTTGCTGGCACTGCAAATGTGGCAGAATTTACATCTAGTAATATGTTTATTACCGGAAATATAATACCGGCGGCCAACGTTACATATGATTTAGGAAATAATACTCGTAGATTTAAAGATTTATATTTAAGTGGCAACACATTACAAATAGGCGGCGGGACAATTACCATTGACGCTAATTCTATGGTGTTGACTAACCCGCAAGGCGGTACCTTTGTAATAGACGGAAGTAATGCCGCTTTTGCTAGTCTAGCTAGTTATGTAACAGAAGGCAATCAATCTAATATTACTAGTGTAGGCACGTTATCTAATTTAACAGTATCGGGTAATGTATCTTTTACGGGTAACAATGTAAGTTTAGGAAGTGTTGCCAATCTAAAAATACAAGGAGGATCCAGTAATCAATTCTTGCAAACAGATGGTACTGGAAATCTAACGTGGGCTACTGCAAGTACCGGTAACTTAGTTAACACTATTACGGTTGATACCTTTACTGGGAACGGCAGTCAAACCTCGTTTACATTAAGTGTTTCCCCGTCAAGTGTCAATGACACCACCGTTAATTATAACGGCGTTACTTTACTACGTCAGTCATATACTATATCTGGTGCAAATATTATTTTTGACAGTGCCCCAGCAAATGGATCACAACTTGAAGTAACTACGGTACAACTAGCTGCTTCGGGTCCCGGAAGTTTTACAACTCGGACGTTTACTGGAAATGGCTCACAAACTAATTACACTGTTACATCAGGATGTACTGCTAGCAGCGTGGTGGTTGCATTAGACGGTGTCATGCAGGTTCCCCTGACGGATTACACAGTAGACGGAACCACATTGACATTCGCCGAAGCTCCTGCAAATGGAGTTTCAATACAGATTAGAGAATTAGGAGTAGCAACATCGCTTACTTCAGTGACCACAGGAAAATCTATTGCTATGGCAATAGTTTTCGGGTTTTAAGGAAAGAACATGGCAAATCCAAATATAGTAAACGTAACAACAATTAATGGCAACACTGCGGTTCAAAACATAACTACAACACCTACAGCCATTGTTACTAATTCTGCGGCTAGCGGAAAAATATACAAGGTGAACGTATTAGTAGTATCTAATATAGACACATCAAACTCGGCTACGTTAACTGTAGACTTATTCAGAAGCAGCTCAGCATATCCTATTATTAATAATATTACGGTTTCTATTAATACCGCATATACACCTATTGATAAAACACTGTGCTTATATCTCTTAGAGGGTGACAGTATTAGATTAACTGCCAACGCAAATAGTAGATTAACCGCAGTTTGTAGTTGGGAGGAAATAAGCTAAATGTTTAACAGCGGGTTAAGAGGAAAAAGAGCTCCGGATAATTTTGGTACAGTTTCTTCTCAAACACAGTTTGTGCAGCAAGAGTCACCTCGCCCTAACATAACTAGCTGGACTCACGTGGCACTAGTTAGATCCGGCACCGGATCAAACCAAACAATGTGGTACATAAACGGAACACTCTCCGGTACGTGGACTTATAGCGTAAATGTTAACGAAAACTCTTCACTGTTTATTGGCGGAAGCAGTGGATCACTATCGTTAAATGCTTATTTGTCAAATTTGAGATTTGTTATTGGAACAGTATTATATAGTTCTTCGTTTAGTCCACCTGTCGCCCCGCTAGATCCAATAGCAAATACAGTGTTATTATTAAATGGTTCTAATTGTGGAATTATAGATTATACAAGTAAAAACAATTTAGAAACAGTGGGCAATATTCGAATACGAAATGATATCAAAAAGTACGGTGCCGGATCTATATTTTTCGATGGGAATTCATCATTAGTCTCGATAAATTCAACTACGCTATCTTTTGGAACAGCGGACTTTACGGTAGAATTTTGGATTTATCCATTAGCCGGCGGAACAGTTCGATATGTATGCGGTAGCGTTGGTGCAACTGATAATTTTTTAGTTTATCTGTTCAATGGTACGGAACTTTCAGTTCTTATTAATGGTTCAGTAATTAATCCATCTGCATCCGTAACATTAAATGCATGGAGTCATGTCGCAGTAACACGAGCCAATGCAGTTGTGCGTATATTTTTAAATGGAAATCAAATTGGATCTGGAACTAATAGTGGGTCAATTACTGCTACTAGGGTTACTATCGGCAATGGAGTGCAATTCACAGGACCATTTAATGGATATATGGATGATCTGCGCATTACTCAAGGTACAGCAAGATATACTAGTAATTTTACTCCGCCCACTAGCGCATTCATAACATTTTAAGAGAGAAAAAAATGGCACATTTTGCAAAATTAAATGAAAATAATATAGTATTAGAAGTTCACGTAGTACATAACAATGAGTTGCTTGACGAGAATGGTCAAGAAAGCGAACAAAAAGGAATCGATTTTCTAACGAGTTGGTCAGGTGGATACACTAACTGGAAACAAACAAGTTACAATGGTAATTTTAGAAAAAACTACGCAGGAATAGGTTATACTTATGATAGTGTACGTGATGCATTTATACCGCCTAAGCCATTCAACAGTTGGACGTTGAATGAGAATACCTGCCTGTGGGAAAGTCCGGTTATGTATCCAACCGACGGAAATGCTTATAGTTGGAATGAAAGTACATTGAGTTGGGATAAAATTTAATGGGAATAGAAATTGGTTCAGGCATAACAATAGGATCTGGAATACAAATAACAGATAGTAGTCCCACAACCGTTTCGGTTGAATACCTAATTGTAGCGGGCGGAGGTGGCGGCGGAGTAGGTGATAGTAGTTATTTCGCCGGCGGAGGCGGCGGCGCCGGCGGTATGCTCTCTAGTAATGCAACTTCTTTATCTATAGGAACAACATATACCATAACAGTCGGAGCCGGTGGATCAGGATCTACTACTGCGGCTAGTAGAGGCAGTAATGGAAGTTCGTCATCTATAGATACTATAGCCACTGCAACCGGCGGTGGCGGTGGCGGATCAAGAAATACTGCTCCAATTGGTCAAGGGGCATCAGGTGGATCAGGCGGTGGTGCCGGCGGTAATGGCACAGGATTATCAGGCGGTGCCGGAATCGCAGGTCAAGGCAATAACGGTGGCAACTCAATATCGGATGGATTCCAATGCGGCGCCGGCGGTGGCGGCGCAGGGCAAGTAGGTCAACAGACGACCGGATCCGGTGGTTCTACCGCAGGAGGAAATGGGGGCAACGGACTTCAATGGCCTTCCGGTTCAGGTACCTTTTATGCAGGAGGCGGTGGCGGCGCCGGATATTTGTCCGGCACTGGCGGCAATGGCGGCGGAGGCCGAGGCCGCGGCACCAGCACTACTGGAGCTTCGGGTACTACTAACCGCGGCGGGGGAGGCGGTGCCGGCATTCTATTTTATTCTGAAAATGGATGGGCAGGTGGATCAGGTGTAGTAATTATTAGATATTTGGATAGTTTTCCGGCAGCCTCTTCTACTACGGGAAGTCCAACCTACACAGTCTCAGGGGGATATAGAACATACACATTCAATGGTAATGGATCTATAACCTTCTAAAAGCTAAATACTACTATAACAAAAAATATTATGGCAATTACATTATTACAACCTTTTAACTTAGATACGTCGGGTAATTATACTTTCAACACCCTTACGGCTAATATTAAAACAGATAACTTAATGTATGCTAACGGTAGTCCATATGTTTTTAGTGGTATTCCAGCCGGATCTAACACGCAAATACAATTCAATGACTCTAATGTATTTGGTGCCAGTAATGCCTTTACCTTTAATAAATCTACTAATACATTATTAATTGCGGGAAATATTACTAGTAGTAATGCGAATTTAGGAAATTTGGCAATTGCTAATTTTCTTAGTGGAACTCTGATTGTATCTAACCAGCCAAACATAACTAGTGTGGGTACATTAACTAGTGTATCAGTAACCGGTAACGTCAGTGCCGGCAATATACTAACAAATAACTTGTTATATGCAAATGGAAGTCCTTGGAATTTAGGGGGTGCTTACTCTAATACAAATGTGGCAGCTTATTTGCCCACACATACAGGTAATGTAAGTGCTAATTTTTTCATAGGTAACGGCAGTCAACTGACAGGCATATCTGCAACGGTCGCACAAACAGTTAGTAATGCTGCGCAACCAAATATAACCAGTACTGGAACTTTAAGTAGTTTGACCGTTTCCGGATTGATAACAGCAACTGGCACTGGAGTAAGAACAGCTAATATTTTTGATAGTACCGGTACGTTAACTATAGAAACTAGATATAGTAATAAAGTAGGTGACGTTGGTGTCTACGGAAATCTAGTTGTAGGAACAAGCGGTACTGGTAATATTACGGCATTCAACGCTAATTTAGGCAATTTAGTAATAGGTAATTTTTTACAAGGAACGTTAACTACAGGATCACAGCCTAATATTACCAGTATAGGTACGTTAGTTAGCCTAGCAGTTTCATCAAACATAACTTCGGGTAATGCAAGTTTAGGTAATTTAGTTACTGCTAATTTTTTTAGTGGAAATGGGTCACTGTTAAGTTCGATTACTGCGTCCAACATATTAGGACAAGTGAGTAATGCATTAGTATCGAGCACGGTTTATACTGCGGCTCAGCCTAATATTACCAGCTTAGGAACATTGTCTAGCATTACAGTAAGTGCCAACACGACAACTGGGAATTTATTAACAAACAATTTATTATATGCAAATGGTGCGCCGTGGAATTTAGGCGGTGTCTATTCAAACACTAACGTAGCTGCCTATCTGCCCACATATACAGGTAATGTAAGTGCAGGCAACGCTAACTTAGGCAATGCAGTAACTGCAAATTTCTTTATAGGTAATGGAAGTTTATTAACTGGAATATCAGGAACGTACGGCAACACTAATGTAGCAAATTATTTGCCGACGTATACCGGTAATTTTACAGCAAATAATATTTCTGTATCGAATGCCATAACAGCAAATACAATTTCAACTTCGGGTTCGTCGGGTAATATAACCGGAGCAAATTACATCATTGCTAATTTGTTCAGTGGTAATGGATCTTTACTAAGTTCAATAACCGGTGGCAATGTAACTGGTCAAGTAGGAAATGCATTAGTTGCAGGTACCGTATACACAAATGCCCAACCAAATATAACTAGTGTAGGTACGCTAACAAGTCTAACAGTAACTAGTAACGTCAGTGCCGGCAATATACTAACAAATAACTTGTTATATGCAAATGGAAGTCCTTGGAATTTAGGGGGAGTTTATTCAAACACTAATGTAGCTGCCTATCTACCGACGCATACTGGTAATGTGAATGCTAATTTCTTCATAGGTAACGGCAGTTTATTAACAGGAATTACAGGAACATATAGTAATGCTAATGTGGCAAATTATTTGCCCACACATACCGGAAACGTTGCAGCAAATAATATTTCTGTATCAAATGCACTTACTGCCGGATCCATAACAACTACCGGAGTATCAGGTAATATCAGTGGTGCAAACTATGTAATCGCTAATTTGTTCAGTGGTAATGGATCTTTACTAAGTTCAATAACCGGTGGCAACGTAACCGGTCAAGTAGCTAATGCATTAGTTGCGGGAACTGTCTATACGAATTCTCAACCAAATATAACTAGTGTAGGTACATTGGCGAATTTAACTGTTTCAGGTAATGCACAGTTTAACGGGGCTAACACTTATTTTAGTAATATATCTAATGTAAAAATACCAGGCGGAAGTGCTAATTTTGTAATAACAACAGACGGCACTGGCAATTTAAGTTGGGCAGCACAATCGGGTAGTGGAAGTGGATCTCCGGGCGGCACCGACACACAAATGCAGTTCAACGATTCGGGAACCTTTGCAGGTGCGGCTAATGTAACATACAATAAAACCACAAACACCTTTAGCGTAACCGGAAATGCATCCTTTACCGGAGCTAATGTAAGTTTGGGGAATGTATCAAATTTACGCATTCAGGGCGGGTCAGCAAATCAATTTTTATCAACAAACGGCTCCGGACAGCTAAGTTGGGCAACAGTAAATTCAGCAAATATAGTAGTTGATTCGTTTACTGCCAATGGTACTACTAGTTCCTTTACGTTGTCTACTACTCCCATAAACGAGTCTTACGTACTAGTTAATGTCAATGGAGTTTTTCAGTTTAGATCCGCATATAGTGTTGCAGGAAATGTGCTAACTTTGGGAAGTACTCCGGTTAATGGAAGTTTGGTAGAAGTGAGCACAATGAATGTCGGCGCCACTTCCGGCGGCGGAGGAACAGATAAATCACTAGTGTATACTATGGGTATAATATTCGGAGGATAATATGGCAGCACCAAACACATTAAATTTAAGTAACGTAACATTAAGAACATCTTTAGCTGTGTTATCGACAGTTACAGGCAATATTATAACTAATAATGCAGCAAGCAATGTAGTAGATAAAATAAATGATATAATCATCTGTAATTATTCTGCTGCAACTATTACAGCGAATGTAATGATAAATCGTAGTTCAACTACCTTTTTCTTAGCCGGAAATATAAGTGTTCCTGCAAATTCAACATTAGTTGTTTTGGGAAAAGATACTTCAATATATCTAGAAGAGGGCGATGTGTTACAGGCTAATGTCTCTGCAAATACATCAGCGCATATTTCAGCAGCATATGAATTGATAACATAACATGCCTAGACAAAGACCAAACTATGGTATAATAGGAACTGAACAAACTCTTAGCGGTGCATCAAGTTCCGGATACTACACTATAATTGATGCGCAAATAGCAAAGGGCGCAAATAAGTGGCCACTGCCTTCTGTCCCCATTGAGTATTTGGTAGTAGCAGGCGGTGGCGGCGGCGGCTGTGCGGAGGGCGGAGGCGGTGGTGCCGGCGGCTATAGAACAGGCAACGCGCAATTAGGTTATGGCATCGTAGCATCAATAACAGTAGGTGCAGGCGGTGCAGGTGGTGCGGCTATAAGTAGTCAGCCTCCCGGTGACAATGGGAACAATTCTATTTTAGCTGCATTAAGTACTATAACCGCAACCGGAGGAGGAGGCGGCGGAGGTGGCTCGGCCAGTGGGCCTTCCGGACAGGCAGGTAAAAACGGGGGATCAGGCGGGGGAGCAAATAGACTAAGCACGACAATCGGATTAGGCAACACTCCTTCTACTAGTCCTAGTCAAGGTAATAATGGTGGTCAGGGCATCAATAGTGGAACCGTAGCAGGTGGCGGTGGAGGAGGCGCAGCCGGCGTTGGTGCTAATGGTACTAGTGGACAGGGCGGCAACGGTGGCACTGCCGCAGTATCTTCTATAACTGGTACTGCTGTTTACTATGCTGGAGGAGGAGGTGCCGGCTCCGGAGGAGGCAGTGCAGGTTTAGGTGGAGGAACTTCTACTGCAGGGCAAAAGGGCGGAGCAGCTAATGGATCAACTTCGACGACCACACCTTCAGCCGCATCCGCAAATACCGGCGGTGGCGGTGGTGGTGGTGGTGGTGGTGGCAGCTTCGGCGGCGCGGGAAGTGCGGGCGGTTCAGGAATAGTTGTTATTCGTTATCCGGATTCATACCCATTAGCTTCCTCTACTACTGGCTCTCCTTCTATAACAACTGCCGGTGGGTACAGAGTGTACACGTGGACCGGTAACGGATCGATTACAATGTAAAGAGCAAACACATGACGGCTATAACAAAGATCACATCCATTGCATTAGATGAAACAGGCAACTATACAGTAAATGCCATTAGTGTTTCATCTAATATAACTTCGGGTAATGCCAACTTAGGAAAC